AAAGTTGCCAGTGGTGGAAATTTGCGTAACACCCTAAACTACGATTTGTGCCATTTTTAAAAGGACATTAGGGGGAAATAGTTCGGAAGACTTGTCTGACTGAACTAGGAATGCCTCTAGGAAGCGTTTAAACGCGTTTTGAGACGTTTTGGGGGGATAGGTGATATGCTGGGATACCTGAGAGCTTAAAACGGCGTATAGCTCGTTTAAATCGTTGCTCGCCCATGAAGCCGGGCCTCGCAGCCCGTAGGGGGTGGGTACATGTGGGATGGGGATACTGAAGGATTGTGTTGCTTCGCTTGCTCAGCCATACTGCCGGCCTCGCGTGCGTACGCGTATAGTATTTATATTTATATATAATAATAAATAATAATATATAATACTAATAATATATATATATAAGTTATTATAACAGAAATGGTGTTAAATGTCAATAGGTATTCTAAATTTATTTTATACTTATGAAAGGATGGTGTTAGATACTAAAAATGGAGTGTTTTACAGAAGCAGAGCTTCGCTCTTACTAACGTTAGTAACTATTTCGTGTTAAAACATAAATAGTTCTTGACTTTTGGAAAGATTTGTGATATAATATTACTATAGACTGGTATTTTATACCTAACACATAAACCGACACACAGCAAAGGCTGGTGTCTCTTCTAAGGAGAATCTGGTGCTGTCTGATGATGAGAACCTCAAAAACCTACCTTCCAACCGTCGGCGTGCTGTCGATGCTTCTGGTCGTAGCTGGTCTGACAGCCAGAAACTCGAATGTGTGACCACGTATCTTTCCCTTGGTAATCTGGCTCAAACGAGCCGACTGCTCAAGATTCCTGAAATGACCATCCGTACTTGGAAACAAAAGGATTGGTGGAAGGAATTGGAGCTTGACCTTAAGAGCCAAGAAACTCTACAACTTAGTTCCCGCCTGAAGCGTATTATCGAAAGCACCCTCGCAGTTACCGAGGATCGATTAGCTAACGGGGACTTTATCTACGATAACCGTTCTGGACAGATGGTGCGAAAGCCGGTGTCCATGAAGGACGCTCACAAAGTCACTATGGATATGATCCAACGCCGTGACGTACTTGACAACAAACAACCTACAGATATCAGTGCTGAGAGTATCAGCGACAAGCTGGACACATTAGCCAAGAAATTCGAAGAGATCGCAAGCGGTAAGAAAACTATTGAGGTTACTGATGTAATCATAGGCGAGGTGGTGGAAGATGCCCACGAATAAAATCCCACCACTCCGACCTTACATGAAGTTCACCGACGAGAATGGCAACCTGATGACAGGTGCTTATGACTTCCTGTTCGGTATATATCAACGTATCGGTGGTGTTCTTTCGGCACTTAATGCAGCTACCCTGTTGGATAAAACATGGGGTGCTCCTGCTGCTATCGGTAACAATACCCCCAACTCTGGTGCTTTTACATCACTGTCTGCTACATCCCTGACGACTGGCTCTGTCAAGGTGGGCAACACCAAGACAGGTCTAGCTACCTTGGTTGCTGGTACTGTTACAGTGAATACTTCGAACGTAACCTCTAACTCCAGTATCTTTGTCACCAGTAATATTGACGGAGGTACTCCGGGTTTCCTGCGGGCCATTATCTCACCCGGCTCTTCATTCACCATCAAGAGTTCCAGTACTACAGACACCTCCACGGTCGCGTGGCTCATGATTGAAAGGGGCTAACATGCCTTACATGAAAAATGGTAAGCGTGATTACCGCCGTGAGTATGATCTGTATCAGGGGCGTCCTGACATCATCCATGCACGTAGTGAGCGCACTACCGCAAGGCGACAGGCAGAGCATATGGGTATGGCACACAAGGGTGACGGTAAAGACCTTGACCACAAGCGTCCCCTGTCAAAAGGAGGCAGCAACAAGCCTTCTAACTGGCGCATGGTGAGTGCTTCTGAGAACCGAAGCTTCAGCCGAAACAAAGACGGTAGCCTTAAATCACAGACAAGTAAGCGAGAGCGCAAACGATGATGAAATTGACCCCAACAGTTATCCAAGGCTTTGTGAGCAGCATTATGTCTCAAGAGTTCGACGGTGCTGTTGAGAGTCCAGACTTTCACCGTGAGGCTTGGGAGCTTTGCTGCTCCCCTCACAAGTATGTAGCAATTGCAGCCCCCCGAGGGCACGCCAAATCGTCCGGTGTGACACTTGGATATGGTATGAGTACCCTCCTATTCCGGGAGCGTAAATTCATGCTCCTAGTGTCTGATACGGAGGCTCAGGCAGCTCTGTTCCTTGGTATGTTCAAGGCTGCTCTACAAAATAACAAAGACCTGATCGAACTGTTCGGCTTGTCCCTCAATGAGAAGGGCTTGGTGCAGTTCATCAAAGACACTGAAAACGACATTATTGTCAGCTTTACCGATGGTCACAAGTTCCGAATCATTGCCAAGGGTGCTGAACAAAAGCTCCGTGGTCTAATCTGGAACGGTTCCCGACCTGACATCATTCTCTGTGACGATATGGAGAACGATGAACTGGTGATGAACAAGGATCGTCGTGAAAAGATGAAACGTTGGTTCAAAGGTGCTCTTCTGCCTTGTATCTCTGACCGTGGAATCGTCCGTATGGTGGGTACAATCCTGCACATGGACAGCCTATTGGAGAACATTATGCCGAAAGAGAACGACAAGAATACTGTCGTTGACGGCCTGAAGACCTACAGCAAATCACGTAGCCAAATGTGGAAATCGATCAAGTATCGTGCCCACAATGAGGACTTTTCGGAGCTTCTGTGGCCCCAAAAGAAGAGTGTTGAGCAGTTCAAAATGCTCTACGAAGAGGCTGTTCGAGACGGTACTACTGACGTGTATAGTCAGGAATACCTGAATTATCCCTTGGATATGAACACCACCTACTTCAAAAAGGGAGATTTCCTGCCAATTGGTCCGGAAGATCGAAAGTCCCGCCTACTCTATTATGTGACTGCTGACTTGGCAATTTCTGAAGCTGAACGGGCTGACTACTCTGTGTTTATGGTTGCGGGTGTCGACGAAAACAAAGTCATCCACATCAAGAACGTGATTCGAGAGCGTCTGGACGGTCGTGAGATCGTCGATACTATCCTAGCTCTACAGCGAACTTACCAGCCTGAGGCCATTGGTATTGAGGAAATGCAAGTTTCCAAAGCCATCGGCCCATTCCTCCGTGAGGAAATGGTCAAGCAAAACGTTTTCATCAACCTCTACCCTATGAAGCATGGTGGTAAGGACAAACTGACTCGTAGCCGTTCCATTCAGGCGCGTATGCGTGCTCAGGGGGTTAAATTTGACAAAGACGCTGACTGGTACGTTGACTTCGAAGAAGAGCTTATGCGCTTCCCCCGTGCCAAGCACGATGATCAAGTTGACACCTTTGCGTATCTTGGTCTGATGCTGGACAAGCTTATCGAAGCCCCCACTCAGGTTGAGCAGGATGAGGAAGATTATCTAACTGAACTTCGTGAATCTGACATGGAGGGCAGTGGCAGGAATGCCACAACTGGTTACTAAGGAGACTTATGAACAATCCGGGACAAGTATCCCCTAACGCGTTTGGTAATGATCCGAACGTAGCAGAAGCACTACAAAGCCCTCAGACATACCAACAGGCTCCTATGGGTGCTCCACAACCAAGTACGGGCGCTTATACCCCCGGTACTGGTATGGATACTGACGGTGACGGTGATGGCTACTCTGAAGCTGATGAGCCGTCGATCCGCAAGCTTCTGGAGAGTGCTAACATCGCCGAGAACCTCGAAGACGACAAACTCCGGGAGATTGGTGCACGATGCAAACGTGGCTTTGAACAAGACCTAGAAAGTCGTAGCGACTGGGAAAGGAACATTGATAACTGGACCAAGCTGGCAACTCAGGTTACTGAGCAAAAGACTTATCCGTGGCCTAAAGCATCTAATATTAAATATCCTCTGCTATCTACCGCTGCTATGCAGTTCGCTGCCCGCGCTTATCCTTCTCTGGTGCCTTCTGATGGCCGAGTAGTTAAGTCAAAAGTGATTGGTAAAGACCCGACGGGTGAGAAGCAGAAACGTGCTGAACATACTTCCATCTACGTCAGCTATCAGCTGATGAACGAAATGGATTGCTGGGAAGAAGATATGGACAAGCTCCTGATCATGCTTCCTGTTGTTGGCACGATGTTCAAGAAAACATACTGGGACAAACTGACCGAGAAGAACTGCTCGAAGCTGGTCATGCCAAAGAATCTGGTAGTGAACTACTGGACTCGTAATCTGGAAACCACTGAGCGTATCTCCGAAATCATCGAAATGTCCAAGCGTCTGCTTCAGGAACGCGTCAATGGTGGTATCTTCCTTGATACTGAGCTTGGTGATCCCTCGATGCCTGACGGTAGTACCAGTGCTCCGGCAAACGACTCTACCACCCCATACACCTTTGTCGAGCAGCATACGTTCCTCGATCTGGATGATGATGGGTATGAAGAGCCTTACGTGGTCACGTTCCATCGTGAGAGTGGTACGGTCCTTCGTATCGCTGCACGCTTCGACGAGAAAGGTCTGAAGACTGATGAAGATGGTAAAGTCATTCGTATCGAGCCTATTCAATACTACACCAAGTTTGGCTTTATACCAAACCCTGATGGTAGTTTCTACGATATTGGTTTTGGTGTGCTTCTTGGACCGCTTAACGAGTCAGTTAATACCCTTATCAATCAGCTTGTGGATGCCGGTAGTTTATCCAATCTCCAGTCTGGTTTTATCGGTAAAGGCCTTCGAATTAAGATGGGCGAAGCACGTTTCCAGCCGGGTGAGTGGAAAGCAGTAAATGCTACTGCCGATGACCTGAAGAAGCAGATTCTGCCTCTGCCTGTCAAAGAACCTAGCAACGTTCTGTTCCAACTGATGGGTTCTCTGATCTCCTCCGGTAAGGAACTGGCTTCGGTTGCTGAAATCTTTGTTGGTAAGATGCCGGGTCAGAACACTCCTGCTACTACTACAATGGCTACCATCGAGCAGGGCATGAAGGTGTTCACCGCTGTCTACAAGCGTATCTACCGCTCGTTGGCTCAAGAGTACCAGAAACTGTATCGACTTAATGAGGTATATCTGAATCCACAAACCTATGTTGAAGTTCTTGATGATAACGTTAATCCTGATGACTTCAAGGCAATTGGTTATGATATTCAGCCGGGTGCCGACCCTACCGCTATTTCGCAGACGGAACGTCTCCTGAAGGCACAAGGTCTGGTTGAGCTTCTGCCTATGGGTGTCCTTGATCCTATTGAGGTCATCAAACGGGTTCTGGAAGCACAAGAGCAGCCAAATATCCAAAAGCTGTTCCACCAAGAAGTACAACAAACTGGTCAACCGCCGCAAAAACCTGATCCAAAGGCACAAGAGCTTCAGATGAAGCAAGCCGCTATGGAACAGACAAGTCAGCTTAAGATGCAAGAAATGCAGTTTAAGTCTGAACTCGCCGCCCGTGACCAGCAATTCAAGCAATCCATGCAAGCTCAAGCGCAGCAGCATGACACTGCTATGAAACAGATGGAAGCCCGTATGCAAGCCGTTGCTCAGCACCATGCTACACAGGCACAGATCGTACAGGCACAACAGCAACACGTACAGCAAGCCGTACATACCGAGCAAGCACATCAACAGAAGATGCGCCACGCAGAGCAGCAAGCAGCAGTAAAGGCTAAAGCAGCCGCCTCTAAACCAAAGACTAAGGGAGACTAATGTCTGTTACTAAAGATAGTTTTCGAGATTGGAAAGCCAATCCTGTGACTAAAGCAGTTATGACTGAAATCGCAAGACGTATTCAGGCTGTTCAGGAGGATTTAGGTGTCACTGCTGGACAAGAACCCCTCAATGATCGGTTCAAGTCTGGAGCAGTTGGTGCTTATACTGACCTATTGAATATTGAGTTTACGGAGGTGAACGATGGCAATTGAAGCTCTTGGACACCGACTGACGATTCAACCTGACAAGGTTAAAGACTCTGACGCAGAGAAAACTAAAAAGAAAGCAGATGAGCTAGGACTCGTTATCCCTGACAAGTTCAAGGATGAGATTGAGTCTCAAGCTACTCGTGATCGAGCTTCGGTAGATCAGGGCATTGTCCTGACCATTGGAGCCACTGCCTTCCGAGACTTCGGTGGAGAACCGTGGTGTAAAGTTGGTGATTATGTCGCATATGCACGACATGCTGGTAAATTTGTAAAAGACCCTGATACCGATGAAGATATTCTCGTGATCAATGACGAAGACGTAATTTGTAAGATTACTAAGGAAAAGTCCGATGAGTGATGAAAACCAAGAGATTCAAAACGCAGAAGTTCAAGTCGATCCAGTAGAGCAGGAGGCCCGTGCCTCTGGCTGGGTTCCGAAAGAAGAGTTCCATGGTGATGAACATAAGTGGGTAGACGCGGGTGAGTTTGTTCGCCGTGCTCCACTGTTCCAGAAACTGGACCTTCAGAATCGAGAACTCAAAGAACTCCGTAAGGGTTTGGATGCCCTGAAAGCCCATCACGCACAGGTTCGTGACCATGAGTACAAACGTGCTCTGGACGAACTGAAAGCTGCGAAGAAAGAGGCTTATCTTGAGGGTGATCCGGATGCTCTGATTGAGATCGATGAACAGGTAGCAGCCGTTAAGGTAGCACAGGCCCAATTCAAACAGGAGCAAGCAGCAGAAGCTGCCAAAGCTACCGACCCTGAAGTGGTCCACCCTGAGTTTGCTGCTTGGACTAAACGTAATGCTTGGTACAACGATAATAAGCCGATGCGTGCTTTTGCTGACACGCTGGGACTTGAACTTCGTAGTAAAGGCCTTACCCCGACCGAGGTACTTCGTCAGGTCGAAATCCAGATCAAGGAAGAGTTTCCTACCAAGTTCCGCAATCCTAATCGAGACAAACCAGGTACTGTTGAGGCAGGTGGGAAAGGTGGCTCGGTTAAGGGAGGCTCCGGTGAGGCATCCCTGACTGATGATGAACGCCGTATCATGAATACGTTTGTTCGTACCGGTGTGATGACTAAAGAGCAGTATATTGCAGACTTGAAGAAAGTGAAAGGAAACTGATTATGGCAACTAAAGAAGCAATCGCTAAAAGCCCTAGTGGGCGTGTACGCCGTACCCCTGTGGGTGTGCGTAATGTTCTGACTGTCGGGGGTAAAGAACCCGGCTTTGAGTATCGTATCGTAAACGACACGGGAGACCGCGTAGAGCAATTCAAATCCGCTGGGTATGAGGTTGTCTCTGCAAAAGATGTAACCGTTGGAGATCGTCGCATCACTGCTGCCTCGGCCGAGGGCACTGCTGCTACTGTCTCTGTGGGAGGCGGCGTTAAAGGCGTCGTCATGCGTATTAACAAGGAGTGGTATGAAGAGGATCAGGCCCGCAAACAATCGGATGTGGACCAGACTGAAGCAGCCACCAAAGCTGATGCACTTAAGGGTACTTACGGTGATTTCGACATTAGTCGATGACAACAACGTAACAACCCATAGGTGCTCCTAAATCTAATGGAGAAAATCTATGGCTAATACTAGCCGCGTATCGGGCTTCCGCCCTATTCGCTACGCCAACGGCGCACAGTATAACGGTATGGTAACTACTTACTTTATCCCGAGTACCAACGCCACCGCCGTCTTTGTCGGCGATCCCGTTAAAGCAGATGCTACTGGCGATACCGTAGCTGCTGGTGGTAAGGGTCTAGGTGTTCAATCGGTTGTTCAAGCTGCTGCTGGTGATGCCATTCTTGGCGTTGTCGTTGGCTTTGCTGTCCAACCGGGTGTTCTGGATACCCCGCAATATCGTTCTGCCAACCAAGGTCGTTATGTCCTCGTGTGTGATGATCCGGCAGTTCTGTATGAAATCCAAGTGAACGGTACTCTCGGTGTTACCGATGTTGGCCTGAATGCCAGTATCTCCGTGGGTGCTGGCTCTACCACCACGGGTTCTTCGGGTGTACAGCTGGACGCAGCTACTGCTTCTGTGACCGCAACTCTGCCTCTGAAGATTGTTGGTTTCACCCAACGCGTGGATAACGACAACACTTCGGCTAATGCCAAAGTCATCGTTAAACTTAACAACTACCAGCTGGCTAACGCCACCGTTGGTGTATAAGGAGGCTAATTAATGTCTACTATTATGAATAGCGGCTCGTTTGCTAAAGCCCTCTGGCCCGGCGTAAATGCTTGGTACGGTAAGGCTTATAACGAGTATCCGGTAGAGTTTGAACAACTGTTCGACAAGAGTACTTCTACCCGAGCGTATGAAGAGGATGTGGGTCTGGCAAGCTTCGGTCTGGCTATCCAGAAACCGGACGGTTCCCCGATCTCGTACGACAGCGAGCGTCAAGGCTTCACCAGCCGTTACACCCATGCGGTGTTCGCGCTGGGCTTTATCATCACCCGTGAAATCATGGAAGATGATCTGTACGACGTTGTCGGCCAGAACAAAGCCAAGGGCCTTGCTTACTCGATCCGCCAAACCAAAGAAGTGCTGGGTGCAAACGTGTACAACCGCGCATTCAATGCTTCGTACGTCGGTGGTGATGGTGTCTCGCTTCTGTCGGCTGCTCACCCGAACGTTTCGGGTGGTACGTTCTCTAACCTGATTGGTACTGCTGCTGATCTGTCGGAAGCTGCTCTGGAGCAGGCTGCAATTGATATTGCTGGCTACACGAATGATCGTGGTCTGCGTATCGCTGTTAAGCCGAAAACTCTGGTCATCCCTTACCAGCTTCAGTTCGAAGCATCCCGTATTCTGCGTTCGGTGGGTCGTGTTGGTACTAACAACAACGACATCAACGCGCTGAAGGATATGGGCGTGTTCAAGGATGTGGTTGTGAACCACTACCTGACTGACGCTGACGCTTGGTTCATCCGTACTGACGTTCCGAACGGTATGAAGTACTTCTCGCGTCGTGACGACGAGTTTGGTATGGATAACGACTTCGATACTGAGAACGCTAAGTTCAAGGCTTCGTTCCGTGCGTCGTGGGGTTGGACTGATCCGAAGGGTCTGTACGGCTCGCCGGGCGCTTAAGCGGTAGTAACCCAAGGGGGTGCAGAATTAACCTTCTGTGCCCCTTTTTTATTCCCAGAATATTATGACCTATAAACCCGGATGCTGGAATGTAATCTGTCAAGTCTGTGGACGTAAGTACAAGAGCGACGAGGTTCGCAAGCGATGGGATGGGTTTATAGTGTGTGAGAGTGACTACGAAGCTCGTCACATTCTTGACTTTATTCGTCCTCGGACTGAGCGTGTTGGTGTTCCTTATACATCCCCTGAACCCGCTGACGTATTCATCGAACTAATTGATCTTGTTGCCTCACAGGGCCGAGCCGACATCGGTAAAGCTGATGGTGCAAAAGCTGACTATATAATTACAGGATAATAATGGCTTCTACAACTTTCTCTTTTGGTACTGTGATTACCAGCACTTGGCTCAATGATGTCAACACTGCTGTCTTCAATACCATCCCCAATCTGGCGCCCCTTACTGGTGCTGTCCTGCAAAGCCCGACTCTGGTGAGTCCTACCATCGGTAATGCAACCGTAACAAGTATTAACAAGAATGCCTTTACCCAGCCTACTACCAACTGTACGTGGACCTTGGCTGATGGTAAGACACTAACGGTTAGTAACACCATTACCCTGAATGGTACGGATGGTGCCACCCTGACTCTAGGTAGTGGTGCTAGCTCGGTTAGTGGTACTAACACGGGTGACCAACTTACCTTTAAAACTATCTCGGTGGCTGGCCAATCTGATGTGGTTGCCGACACTGCTTCTGATACACTGACCCTTGTTGCAGGTACTGGTGTTACCCTCACCACTGATCCAGCTACAGATACGGTCACTATTGGTGCTGTGCCCGGTGCCGGTTCAGGTAGTATGGCTCTACTGGCTACTGCCACTGTTTCCAGTACTGTTGCTACAATTGACTTCCTGAATGTCTTTAATCCCTCTCAATATAATACATATATTGTGACACTGACAGGTATGCAGTCCAATACAACCGCCGGCGCGCTGCGAGTAACTCTGGCTAAAGCAGGGGTACTGGATAATGCGACTAATTACACGCTTACTAATACTGATGGTGTTTCTCAGTCTACTGGTCAAGGTCCCTTCAACTTCGGGAATTCGTATACGGTGTCTGGTACTATACATATCAGTAACACGGCGGCAACTAATGGCACCCCTGTTGTGGTTACCGCCACTACCGCTTCCTATAATGGTACTAATTATATCTACACAGGCAGGGGTGGTAATTATGTGGGTGGTGCCGTTACAGGTTTCAGCCTTGTAGCACCCGGAGGCTCGTGGGCATTGGGTACAGTGCGTGTCTATGGGATTAAGAATACTTGAGGAAGTATATGACATATAAAACACTAAGTTTTGAGGATGGGGTTTCTGTTCTCCGTGATATGACACCAGAAGAAGAGGCAGCATTTGATGCACTGCAAGCCGAGGCCAGTAAGCCTGTCATCCCTCAAAAGGTAACTCGCCGACAGGCTCGCCAAGCTCTATTGCTTCGAGGTCGTCTGGACCAAATTCAACCTGCTATTGATGCTCTTGTTGATCCTACACAGAGAGCATTGGCTCAAATCGAGTGGGATGATTCCCAAGACTTCGAACGTGACCGTCCTCTGTTGATTCAGATCGGTACAGCCATTGGGCTGGACGCTGCGGGGTTGGATGATCTCTTTGTCTACGCGAGCACACTATGAAGGTAGCTTTCTATACGAGCACCCACCACAGTCTGTCTGGTATCTACAACATCCTTGTGCGATGGTGGACACAGAGTCCCTATAGCCACTGTGAACTTGTCTTCTCGAATGGTGAGTCTGCCTCTGCGTCCTTCTTGGACGGGGGTGTACGATTCAAGACCATTATCTTTGACACTGACAAGTGGGTCTTCCTTGACCTAGGTGATGATCCTGAACTGGAACGGAAAGCCCGGAATTGGTTTGAAGACCATGAAGGTGAGAAATATAGTGTCCGGGGGAATCTACGATTCTTGTTCGGGTTCATTAAAGTGAGTGCCAAGAAGAAGTTCTGCTCTCAATCTGTAGCAGAGGCGCTAGGTGTTCCAGAGGGTGATCGCTACTACCCCGGTATCCTAGCAGGAACAATTAAATGGGGAACAAGATGATTTCAGAAACCACATCTACCAGTTTGGTGAGTGTTGTAGGAAAAGCTACTGGTGATGTGGCTGCCCTTGGTATCGTGGGGGCTACGTTAGTAAAACTACTCCCCCCGCTGGCCGCACTGATATCTATCCTCTGGATTGGCTTTCAGTTCTACCACTCTGAACCCGTAAAAGAATGGCGCAAAAAGCGAAAGGAACAAAATGGCACTGATTGATATTGCTAAGCCGATCACTGACCTAATTGGTAAGGTGATTGATCGGGTGATCCCTGATCCAGTACAGGCTGCTGAAATGAAACTTAAAGTAGCCACCCTTGAGCAGAATGGGGAACTGGCTCAGCTTACCGCTGAAACTGATCTAGCCAAAGGACAGATTGATGTCAACAAAGTTGAGGCAGCTAGCTCCAGTACTTTTGTGTCTGGTTGGCGTCCCTATGTTGGTTGGGTGTGTGGTACTGCTTTGGCATACGCTGGACTTATTGAGCCTATTGCTCGTTTTATCGCCCAAGTGATCTTCCACTATGTGGGTGCCTTCCCGGTACTGGACACAGAGATTACTCTGCAAGTTCTACTGGGTCTGCTGGGTCTTGGTGCTATGCGCTCTTATGATAAGAAACGAGGGACTGCATGACAACCCTGACTAACGATCAAATCGTTACTGCTGCTCTCCGGAAACTCGCCGTCCTTGGTGACGGCATGAGTCCTTCCACTTCTCAGCTGACTAACGGTACACAAGCACTGACTACGATGCTGTCCACCTTTGCGGTGAAGGGACTCACCAATCTGTTTGCAACTGGTATCCCTGACTACTGCCTAGAGGCTGTGATCTACGGACTGGCTTATCGCCTCAGCCCTGAGTATGGTATCCCCCTTCAGGATCGACAACTGTTGGCCGGCGAGGCCCAGAAGTTCCTGAATGATGCTCTGGAATACAGTGCCATAGAGGATAGCATGTTCCTTCAACCTGACTGGACCACTTACCTATAATGCCAAATAACCAGTATTCTACCTATACCACTAAGCGTATGCCCTTCGTTGGGAACCCTGAGCAGCGTACTGGTGCCTCCACTACAAAAGACCAGCTCTTTATCAACTTCTTTGCCACTGCCCAGAAAGGTATAGAAGGTAATAAATTCTACCTAGAGCAACGGGCTGGTCTTGTTTATCAACGGGGGACTACGGGGGGTGAAGGACGCGGTGTCTACTACTGGAACGGTAGTACGTTCTATGTAGTTGGTAACACCCTGTACCGAGACAATGCAGTACTTCAGGTACTCTCCACCAGCACGGGTGCAGTAGGCTTCCAAGAGTTCGCCAACAACACTAACCAGAACTTCCTGATTGTGCTTGATGGTGTCTCTGGATGGGTGGTCAACCAAAGCAATGTAATTACCAAGATCACCAGTGTGAACTTCCCTACCCCCCACGTAGTACATGCGGGTTACATGGATGGTTATCTGGTGGTAGCTAAGGCCGGCACTGCCGATCTGTATAACTGTAATCTGCTTGATCCTATGGTCTGGACTGCCGGTGATTTCATCACTGCTGAAGCCTTCCCTGACCCTGTGGTAGCTGTGTGCCGTCAGAACAACTACATCGTAGCTTTAGGTAATCAAGTCATTGAATACTTCTACGACACAGGTGCTTTCCCCGGTACTCCGTTTGAGCGTAACGTGGCAGCTATGCACCAAATTGGCACACCCGCACCAGACACCCTTTCTCAGATTGAGGAGCAGTTGGTGTTTGTGGGGCAGACTCAGACAGGTGGCCGTACAGTGTGGGTCATGAATGGATTTACCCCTTCCGAGATTGGCATTGAAGCTATTCGCCAAAGTTTGGATAATGAGGGAGCTAACATCAGTAAGGCCAAAGCGTACTGTGTCCGCTCTAAAGGTCATAAGTTCTATGTGTTGAACCTAACGGCAGTCACTTGGGTGTTTGACTTTGAGAGCCAGATGTGGCACCAGTGGGCTGATGCTACCGGTACTACAAAGTTCCCCTGTGATTATGCAAGTGACTCGGTGACAGGTGCTCCTCTGCTGATTGACCGTATCAATGGCTATGTGTATGCCCTGACTGAGGGAACCTGCAAGGATGCTACCAGCCCCACAACCTCCATTAATATCACCAGTATTGCTATCAGTGATAAGCAGGATTTTGGTAACATCAACAATAAGTTTATGCATCGTCTGACACTGCTGTGTGATGTTCCTAACGTTAGTAACACCACTTCCTGTGTGTTGTACTGGACGGATAATGACTACCAAAGCTTCACAACTGGTCGTGTGATCCCCATCAGCGACACTATGCCGACGATTACTCAACTAGGTATGTTCCGAAGACGGGCGTTTAAACTGATCTACTCCGATGCGTATCCTATGCGGCTTGAGGGGTTTGAGATTGATATTAATACAGGAACACAATAAGGAATCTATATGATTAAAAGTATGTTTCAAGACGACGGGGATTTGTACGGTGGAGACTATGCGTACAATCCTCAAACGTCCCTCCCTAGTGCTTACACCCAGAGTAACCCGTCTGCTCCAAGTGTAGCCACCCAATCCGCCCCTGCTTCCTCGGTAATCACTCTGCCCAAGAGTATTACGAGTGTTAGCTCTCCGGCTGCCTCTGGTGGTTTGGCAAGTCAGTTTGCACCAACGTCCTCCTCTGTACTACCCCCGGCGCAAGCCACACAGGTAAATTATGTCTCACCTACAGTTGCTGCGACTAATAAGGACAACGTAGCAGGTTACAATGGTGCAATTACCCCTATCATTAAGTATGCCCAAGACAACCTCGATTATTACAGCAACCGTGCGTTGGGTGATTATGATCCGTATGGCGGCTACTACAATATCTACAATGGGGTGTCGTCTGCTGCAATGCTTGATCCAGAGGTTGCAGAATACTTTAATGGTGGATACTCTGGTAGTGGGGCCTATGATCCCTATATCCAGAAGAAGATTGACACCATGAACAGTCTCTACAAAGATAAAGGCTGGGACGGACTGCTACAGAATGTCAAAGACGGTTACGTTAATAATGCACATGGTGGTCTTCAGAACGCTTACGCAAACCCAAACAAGAAAGTCAGTGACGGCACCTTCTTTGAATGGTCTGATCTGAAGACCGTTGCAGCACTTGCTGCGGTTGTCTTTGGTGGTGGTTCACTCGCTGCCGGTGCAATGGGTGGTGGCGCTGCTGGAGCAGCGGGTGCGGCAGGGGCCGGAGAAGCTGCTGCTGCCGGTGGAGCCGCCGCTGGTGGTGCTGCTGCTGGCGGAGCTGGTGTAGGTGCTGGGGCGGCAGCCGGTGGTTTGGTGGCTGATGCTGCAATCCCCACGGTGGTCGTAACTGGTTCTGCTGGGGGTGCTGGTGGATTAGGTGGCCTCGGAGCACTTGGTGCTGCCGGTGCTGGTGCAGTTGGCCTTGGTAGTATGATGGGGGGTGGTGGTGTTGATCCAAATGTCCCACAGGTAAATGTCACTGGACATCCTGAAGACCCCGGTGTGCATATCCCTGAAGGCGATCTCCCTGTGCTGATTCCCCCGGTCCTTAACCCACTAGACCCCGATAAGGTAAAACTACCGGCTGATGGTATGGCAAAAGACCCCAATACAGGTGGTGTAGTGGGTGGTGGTGGTACTCCGGGCGGTGGTGTTCCTAACCTTCCGGGAGGTATCAAGCCGGGTGATGTTCTCGGTGGACTGGGTGGTCTCTATTCTGGCTATCAAGACTACAAGATGAACCAAGCGGATATGAGTTACTACCAAGGTCTGTTGAACAAGATGATGGGTATGTACCAACCGGGCACTCCAGAAGAAGAACTGATGCGTAAGCAGATGGAAGCGAAGGATGCTGCTGCGGGTCGTAATAGCCAGTACGGTGTACGTTCTCAGAATCTGGCAAGCCAACTGGCTGCTCAGCGTGCACAGATCATGACTAGCCCGACCTTTGCAAAGATTGCTGAAGCAAGCCGTGGTCACTATGACTCCAGCCTTGCAAGTCTGTCTAGCCTGTTTGGTCAAGGAGCCGCCAACAACTCGGCACTGAATAACCTGATTAACACTGGTATCAATTCCGGTGCTAGCTGGCTCCAGAATCTCTTTAGTTAAAGGTAAATATGGATTCTCTTGAAATGATGTATAAGATGGGGCTGAAGAATACGGCTGCCTACAACCTGCCCCAACAGATGCAGAATGACCGTGCGGCTGCGGCGGAAGACCTCCGTACCAAGCAGATTGCCAATGACCAATCCATGGTGATGAATCCTCTGAATGCTCAGTTCCGACAGGGACAGATCGCAGAGCAGGGAGCAATACTGCCGGGACAGCAGGCGGCAGCCCGTAGCTTGGTCAGTAACGCCAATGTGGATACAGCTACTGAGTCTGCACGGATCGCACAGAGGCTCTCTAGTCTGTCTAATCAGATGGGTGTGGATGGTGTCCAGAAGATGGCTCGTGAGGGTGTCATTGCCTCACAAGCTGCTGCTGCACTGAAGAACTACCCTCCGGCTCTACACAAGGAGGTTCTGCCTAAGTTGTACATGCAGTATGGGGGTGATCCACACAGCCCCCTACTTCAAGGCTTTATGAGTATGCCTGATGGTGAAATTGCCAAGGCATTAGCCACTACCGGTCAAGGTATGGCAATGGCTTCTCATGAGTATCTTCAGAAGTCTGCACTACAGGCCAACGAGAACAACAGCCAAGAGAGGATTGCTAAGGGCAACAACGCCACCAGTATTGAGGTTGCTAAGATTCAGGCTGCAAGTCGTGAAGCTGCTGCTAGGGCACGCGCTGCTGCTATGGCTAAGATTCCAAAGACTGAGGATCGTATTGCTATCCTTGAGGAAGCTGAGGCTAATGGTGAGGCTACCCCACAAGAGAGTGAACTGCTGCGTCGATTGAAGAATCACGTATATAACGAGAAGACTCTAGCTGCTCCGGCGGTTGCTCCTGAAGTTATGGGCCAAGAAACCCCAACGGCTCGTGCTGCTCGCCTTGCTCAAGGTTCTACACCACAAGCTGCTGCTGCACAAGTACCCAATATTCAGCAGGCACTACAAGCTGCTGGTATGCCGTACGAACCTAACAAATACGAGTACCGTATTGGACCGAATGGTCAACCACAACGTAAAGCCAAATAAGGAGAACTAATGGCCACCAATGGATGGGAAGATATTCCGACGAATTCTGGATGGGAAGACATTGCACCAGCTAAAGGTGGCTTCAAATCGGGAGAGGCGTTCAAGGCCACTAAAGACCTTACACCTGATCTGAAAGGTCTGTGGGAGCAGTTTAAGAAGGAATGGGAGAACCGTGCTAACACTCCCATGACCCTTGAGATTGCTACCAAGATGACGCAGGACGAGCTCGCTGCGGGTTCTGGTGTTTTGGACACCGTGGCTGCCCTACCTGCTATGCTGGCTGGGGGTGTTAAAGGTGCCTACACGGGTGTCAAGGAAATGGATGCATCGAAGGGTTTAAAGGCGGGTGAAGAGGCTATGCACGCCCTCTTGCCGTCTACCCTTCTGGGCAATGAGGCAGACCAGCAACGGGAAGGCTATAATGCTGCCATGGCTCCGGTTACGGCTATTATGGATACCATGAATGCGGCTCCACAGGGCTACGGTGAAATCCTGAATGCGATGGGTCACCCTGCTGCTGCACAACAGGTTACTGATGCAGGTAAGCTTGGTATTATGGTAGGTGCTGGCTATCACGGCGCTAAGGGTATGGTTGATTCTGTCAGGGGTAAGAAACTGACTGATGCCGAGCAGAAGAAGCTGGATGCTCTGGACAAGGGCTGGGAAGATGTCCCGGCACCACAGAAGACCTTTGAGAATGTCAACAGTGCTGCTGATCGTGGTATTCCGGGTACTGAGGAAAATCCACAGGGTCACCTGTGGGCACAGGAGCATGACACTCCCACTAATCCGATCCACGAAGACCAACAGATGAGCTTGTTTGATCGACCCTCCGAGCCTATTGAGACTATTCCGTATGAACTGTCTCTTGGTGACGTTGGTGGGAATCATTCGGGCATTCGTATGCCGGAGTTTGGCCGACGCGAAGATGTGGAAGGTCCACAACCTAAGACGAAATTCCAAGACTACACTGGCGAGCTGTCGATGGAAGAGTTCCCGAACCGTCTGGATCAGGAGCAAGCTGCTCGACAAGCTGCACCAGCTAGTAGCTGGGAACAGGGGCCGTTGGGTAGCCGGGATGTTGCTCGTGCTAAGGCTGAAGAGAGTACTCGTCTGGCAGAACACGAAGCTTCAGAGAAAGTTCGTATCGAGTCTGAGAAACAAGCTGCTTTCAAGGCTATGGAGGACTTAGCTAACCAGACCAAGGAACGTGATCTGAACCATATGGAAGCTCAGCGTGAGACGGACTTCGCAGATTCCATCAATAGTGTGGAGAACTCACCGGGTCGTAATTTCTTCACCGATCCTAACAATCGTGAGAAGGTAGCACGACCGGAAGACCGTGAAGTGTCTGCTGCACGAGAGTTCTTCCTAGACCCCAACAACCGGGAAAAAGTGCCCAGCCATGGTGACACTCCGGCTCGTGGGTTCTTCCTTGATCCACGTAACCGTGATCGTATGGACTTCCATAGTGATCATGAGTTTGCTAAGGGTGAACTTGGTGACAAATCCCTGATGCATCCAGAAGCTACCCATGCTATGACGGAAGCACTGGCTCGTGGGGATGTCAACTCCGCTATGGATGCCATTATCCAGAACCATGAGAATGTAGCCTTCCGTAATCTGGCAGCATATCTCAAAGGCAAACTGGAAGGTATCTCTATCAGGATGCACGATGAGGGTATCCTCAAGTTTGGTGACAAGCACGCTACGGGTTACTTTGATCCAGCTACTCGTACGGTTGGTCTGTCCCGTGTTGGTGCTGTCAGCCCACACACTGTCTTACACGAACTGGTACACGCACTGACTTCTGACTTTGTGAATATGCGTCCTAACGATATGCGAGTCATTGGTATCAAAGACCTGTTCAACAAGTTGAATGAGTTGGGTATGCAGAAGGAGTTTCCTAACGTTAGTAACGTCAAGGAGTTTCTGGCGGAGGCATTCTCCAACCCAGAGTTCCAAGACTTCCTTAAGGAACACCGAGTTGCTGAGAAGTCGATGTGGAAGCGTTTCGTGGACAATGTGAAGAGTATCCTTGGATTCTCCAGCACTGACCGTAACGCCCTGACGACTGCTCTTGAGCACACGATGGACTTGGGTAAGCAAGTGATGGAAGCTGGTAAGGAAGACCAGAAGGCACCGCTGAAGGATGCTGGTATGCCGGGTAAGTTAGCTGACCTGATGGTGGTGCGGAAGAAGTATCCGGAGCCTGTCAAGAACCCGGACGTTACCAAGCTGAAGGTTCCCGGACTGAAGGATGCTATCTCGGATTTTAAGTTCGAGGACCGGCCGATGGAAGAAATCATCAAAGAGGCTCGCACTCAAGATGACATTCCTAACACCGTCATGGAGAAGCTGGGTCAACAGCTCCAAGCTGGTGGTCTGTTCGAGAGCCTGAAGACTCGCAACCTTGTTGTCAAGGCTACCTATGAGCGCATTACTCGTGCTTCACAGGAATATGCCCGTAACATCAAGACCTACCTGACTGATCCGCATACGGGCCTCAAAGCTTATATGCGTGCCTTGGATACTCAAGAGAAAGCAGGTATCCATGCTGCCATGATGAAGTACGAGGGTGTACGTGAACTGTCGAATCATGAACTCCGCACTGCGGGCTTCAACGAGAAGCAGATTGCCTACTACAACAAATACCGTGAACAGAGCACCCGCTTCTTCGATGACATCAACAAGCGTCGTGAAGAATTGGGTATGGCACCTCTTGACAAGCGTGTGGCTCACATTGCTGGTCGCTTCATGGGTGACTTCTCTAGGTTCATCTTTGACACGGATGGTAAGATTGTTGGCCGTATCTCGGGTAGCACCCGTTGGGAACTGAACCATGCAACCAAATGGATGCAGGCTAAGCACCCGGAGTATCAGATGGGTAAGCCGGAATACAACAAGCTGGGGAACCATAGGAATCCGGCAGATCGCTTCAGTGGTCTGATGGAGGCACTGAACTTCCTGACCAAAACCGATGCTGATGTTGCAAGGGTGATGGACAGCTACAAGGCTTATCTACAGTCGGATGCTATTGGGTATTTGAATGCAACTCGCCATGCTAAGGCTAAGGTGAAGGACGCCGGTGGTATCCACGGCTCGGAAGGTCACAAAGATTGGAAGAGTAAGGAGAAGAATGCGGAGGAAGGTATGAAAGCCCAACTCGCTTACTTCGAGCAGGGCTATAAATGGATGGCTATGGAGAAGGCAGTGCATGATCTGAAGCCGCTGTTGGGTGATGAGCAACTTGCTCTGAACACTCCTAACGCACTGAAATGGGCTGAGGCTTACAAAGCTCACGCACTCGGTAAGCAGGAGCATCTGGCCGATCTGTTCAACTGGACTGCTTCGATGTTTGGTGAGTATTCCGGTCTTGGTCACACCAATATCTTTAAAGCTAACGCGAAGATCAAGCACCTCACCATGCAGAAGTTCATGGGTCTTGGGAACATCCCGTTCTCGGTGACTCAGCTGATGCAGCCTGTGCAGGTACATCCTCCGATGGTCGCTCTGTTGAAACAGCGCGGTCTGGAGTTCAGTGCTACTAAGGCGCAGTTGGATGCAGCTAACACTCACCTGAAGCTCTCTATCGAGCAAGTTACGGGTAAGCCGGGAGATTACACCCCATTTGAGCGTGCTGCTCTTGATTATGCTGAGCGTGCTGACATCATGGCTGTGAAGATGGCTGACCACACCAAGGACATCAATGAGTCCAAGGCGTATGAGCTATATTCGAAGATCGCTGATGTGAACATTAAGTTTCCGGAACGTCTCACCCGTGGTACGTCGTTTATGTTCTATGCCCACCTGTTGAAAGACGCTGGTGTCCCGATAAAGGATATCTTTGGTGCTGCTGAGAACATGACTAACATGACGATGGTTAATTACCATCCTCTGGAGCGTCCAATGGGTTATGCCAAGTTAGGTTGGGTTGGTGACATCGCCAGTACCCTGACTCGATACAAGCACAACCAGTTGAGCCAAGCTGCTTTCTATACTCGTGAGGGTATCCATAGTGGCAAGGTCTCCGGCTATGCACCTCTGGCTACGTTTGTGGGTACGTCTCTGGCATTTGGTGGAATCATGGGCTTCTTCGCGTACAACGAAGCAGACGCCTTATACCAACTGTTCACCGAGCATGTGATGGGTAAACCGGACACTCTGACGAATGTTCTGTTCCAGCATAACACCCCAGAGATTATCTCTCACGGCCTGTTCAGTACTCTTGGTCTGGATATGACTACCCGCTTCAGTAACGCTAACATGATTCCTGACAGTATCCCGAAGGCTCTGATTCCATATGGCTCTGCCGTGTTGGATGTGCTACAGAGTGGTACTCGGTTTGCTATGGACCCTACCAGTGAGACTAAGCGTCACCAGTTCCTCAAGTCTGCTGCTCCACAGTCGGTACAAGGTCTGCTGGAGAACGAGTGGTTCACTGAGAAGCGATCAGATGGTTCTAATCTGTATCAGAATGGTACTGCTGGGCCGAACATGGGTAAGGGTAGGGTTGCTCGTTCTGATGGGGATATGGCGTTACGGGCCTTTGGTTTCCGTGACATCCGTGAGTCCAAGGAACTTGCCAAGAACTACTCGGACAGTCAGATCGAGAAAGGTAACGCGAACGTGGTAGATGGTATCCTGACCAAAGCTAAATATGCTGCTATGGATGGGACACTGACCAGTGATAAGCTGAGGATGCTGGCTACTAGGGCTGCGCAGTTGGGTGAAGACCCTAACAGCTTTGCCGCTAAGCTCGCAGCTTGGGAAGGTGCACGACACCTGACTCAGGAACAGCAGCAAAAACTGCGTGACGCCATGAGTGGCTTTAAAGGTGCCATGAACATTAAGGAAGGAAGATAAGATGGAATACAAGTCGTACGCCCTCACTCAGCAGTTTGAGGGCTTACGTCTGGAAGCCTATCAGGACACTGGTGGCGTCTGGACGATTGGTTTTGGACATACCAAGGGTGTTAAGAAGGGTGATAAATGCACTGAGGCGCAAGCGTTAGCTTGGCTGAAGGAAGATATGGCTGAGGCTGTGAAAGCAGTTAATGATCTGGTCAAGGTATCAATCACTCAACAACAGTTCGATGCTCTCTGTGACTTTGTATTTAACTTGGGGGTGAATGCTTTCCGCAACAGTACTCTGCTAAGGCTCTTGAATACCGGGGATTATAAGAGTGCATACAACCAGTTCGCACGATGGAAGTATGACAATGGAAGGGTGATTGAAGGGTTGGTGAGACGCCGTAAGGCAGAAGCTGATCTCTTTATTCACGCATAAAGAAAAGGGGAGTCCTCGCAAGAGGCTCCCCTTTTTTATTACTCGTTAGGCCACTTAACCAAGGTGAACCGCACGAACAGTAGACTAACCATTACAGACCACAATGCTTCGTGGTCAATACTTTCGAAGTCCTTTCGAGTCAGGATTTCAAAGCCAACACCTGCACCAAAGATCGTACCGAACTTAAGATCAATCACGCTCTACCACCTTTGGGTCATACGAGTCAAATCCCATCTTTTTATAAATCCAATCTGCAATATCCTCACCGGCAGAGTAAGCCTCTTCAGAGTCTTTAACCGGAACCTTAAACGTCAACGTAACTTCATACTCAGCTGCCACAACTGCCCCCTTTTCCACTGATGTCACAAATGTCATTCTCGACGAAGATTGTACCAACGTTAGTAATTGCTTCCTTGTACGGCACTTCAGTCAAGGGTTGTCCACCACGCGAACCATCAGGGTAGCAGGTAAAACCTCGAAGTCTAGGGGCGTACTGCGAGAGGGTTTCAGCGAATCGAGTAACATCCTCTTCACTATTGCCTCGGCTGCCCCAAACGAGAAGGTTAATGGTACTTGAGATTGACATATCAACGTAATCTTGAACGTCAGCTTGGAATTTGATTCGTCGTTCGAAGTCATGGCTTAGCTTGTAGGCAGTATCAATTGTTTCGGGATCGAGTCCGTAATCGTCAATGAGTCGCTTGGCAGTGCTATCAATGACGTACTCGTATTTCCAGACGGTTCCATCTGTAAGATATCGTCGCTTGTAAGCAACTGCAAAGAGAGGTTCAATGCCAGTCGTAGTACCTGCAAGGATTCCAATCGTTCCTGTTGGGGCAATTGCGCGATATCCGACAGGAGTGCTGATATAAAGTCGCGCACAATGTTCATCAGCGCTTCGTTTCGATTCATCACGATAGATAGCTAACCATTTATGAAGTTCAGGTGTTACTTCGTATTTGCTTCCTCGCTTAAGTAACCACTCATGCATGCCCATAAGGCCAAGACCAAGTCGGCGGTTGCGTTCACGAACCTTCTTAACTTTATCGTAGGGTAGATCGGCCCTGAGAGTCCCACAAACCAAGAACTTACTAGCAAGGTGCACAACATCGGCAAACTCATCAATACTGTCAATATTCCCCATATTGACGCTGCCAAGATTACAAACATCAGAGTCGTCTGCTGAAGTAACCTCAGTACAAGCATTACGAAGTGTTTCATTCTGTTTGTCTCCGAAGTTAAACGAGAAGCCCGGTTCACCCGTCTTCATCGCTTGCAAGCAGTTCAACAGGAACGTAGGATCAGTAGCACGATCCGGCTTATTCAACCAAGCATCGTCGTAGTTGATACTAATGTTAGTCATGTCCAGAGGTGCAGGGTAGTTGAAGTCCTGCATCTTGGCATCAGCAATAGTCATCGGACCATCACCAATCAACATCGAACTCCAGTCTTTCGCTTTCAGGAAGTCAGGAATGTCTTCGTGTTGCCAGTTCAGGGATGCGTAGATTGCGGAACGACGACTACCTCCTTGCATAACATTACGCCCGACTTCGTTGACGGCTTGCATAAGAGGGATAGGGCCGGAGGCTTTTCCTCCGGTACGCCGAAGTACCCGCCCTTTAGGCCGTAGTAGAGAATAGTCGACACCAATGCCCCCGCCAGTAGTAAGGCAAGACATAGCTCGCCAAACCACATTAGCCCACTCTTCACGAGTGTCCTCTTCGGCGCGCAGCAAGTAACAGTTGTTGTATGCTTTGAATTCTCGTCCAGCGTAGTAGAGATAGCGGCCTCCCGGTAGGAACTTCATTTCCTTCATGAACTGTGCTAACTTGCCCCGATCATCCTCAGACATAAGTGGATTAAGGGTGCCGTTGCGAGTACCAGTAACGTCATCAACAAGCCGATCACACAGAGCATCCCAAGTATCGTCAGGACCTTGAGCGTATTTGTTACGAAAGATGTTAGCTGCAAAACTAGTTTTAAATCGTTGATATTCCAATTACTCTCCCATGTTCTCGCTGTCTCGCAGCTTTACTTGATCCAGCCAGAGCTGACGTTCCTCCATCTTCCGCTTAAATTCTGCGTAAGCACGACGTTCTTCGTGCCGTTCCTTAATCTCCATCTTCTCCAAGTGACTCGGACGTTCAGTCACGTTCGTCCTCGAATTCGTCGAATAGTTCTTGTACGAGTTCGTCATAATGATCCTCAATCTTATCAGGGAAAGCTTCCACCAGTTCAGCACTCGAAATATCAAGTGCCTCCACAATCTCATCAGGGTCGTGCCGTTCAGCTAGGCGCTCCTGAAGTTCTCGAATAGTTACATCACTCATTTGTTAATAGTCTCTTCATTACAGACATCAATCATATACCGGATAGCCATTGCCGCGACTTGCTTAGCCTCACTGTACATCTTGTCCAAGTCTCGGCGCTTCTGATTGACCTTTACCTGATCCCACAGTTCATCCATCTCTTCAGCAAGAATGGCGTAGCCTTCGTGAGCACTGTTAAACTTCGGCCAGTTCTCAATAGCACCATCAAGTTCAAGCAGCACATCAGCAATAATAGTTTTTACATCACTCATCAGTTATTCTCCATTAGTGCCTGATTGGCATTTAGTAATGCCTTGATACTGACAGGGAATCGTTCCTCAATCAGCGGCAAAATCTTTTCTGCTACGATTCGTGTTTCGTACTGAGCGTGTGGATCAAGGCGTAGGCGCAGCATATCAGCAAAGGCACCTAGAGTACCGGACCAATACCACTCGGTCATCATGTTCTGAGGAAGGATCACACGAGCCTGCTCTGCACACATACCAGCTTCAATCAGACTATTATAAGCATCCAACACAGGGGTAAGAATCTGTGTCTTTAGCTGCTCATTGAGGGCAGGGGAGCCAATGAAGTCAGGAGCATTAAACTCCTGATCTGTTGATCCTTGCTTCACATTTTCAGCTTTACCTCGCCAGATGGGTGGGAAATAGAACTCCGGCTCATTATCTACATAGCGGCGGCTAATCTCGTTCCAAGGCATGAAGCGGTGCTTAACAAGCTGCCGCGAAACGAAGATGGGTGCTTTAACACGGAACGTCAGGAACGTGTGATTGAAGGGGCTATAGTGCTTGTGCTTAGCAAGGTAGTTGATGAGCTTAGTGTCGGACTCTTTCAAATATGGATGACGATCCACAACCACATAATCACCATGTTCATCCTCATCATGAACATCGTCGTAGGACCAGTCACTCTCTTTGTCGAAGCTAACTCGTGCTGCATTGACTACGGAAAGGTCAGTGCCCATCGAATCGATGAGCTTGACCTCGATATCACTTACCCGCAAATTGTTCTACCATGCGTTGGCCGAAGAATACCACCTTTTCTGCATCATACTTACCATCAGTGTAACCTTTCTTACCAACACCAAGGTTACGTGCTGCACAACTACGCCAGATAGCCTTGAAGGCGTTACCCTCAGCATAGTTCATACCAAGGGCTTCAATGATGTCGTTGCACTCAGCAGTGTATGGGGTGAGGTTCTTATTAGTGGGGCTCTTAATTAGAACACTGTAATAACTAACAGAACCACCTGTATACTCCGCTTTACTAACGTTAGTAACTTTTGCAAGGTGTTTATAATCAGCCTCGGTAGGCCAAGGTGATGCAGTGGTCTTCGGGGCATCCATAAACTCTTGTAGTTGTTTAGCGTTCTCTACAGCTTTCCAAGACCCCGGTTGGGGTTGAATATATTCACGATCCATATTTCTTCCTCAAGTATTTAAGTGACACCGGCATCAAATCAAAGGCACCATCATTGACATCATGCAGCATCAGCATACCACGCCAGTGCTTATTGCCTTGTGGACCCATGTAGTCTTCGTCATGCTCGTAACAGGAACCAGCGATGATACTGGTCAGTTGAGCACCATCAGCCTTGTGGCCGGTAGCAATCTGTAGTCCCTGCTGGTGTCCTGCAATGCAACTCATATGTTTCTTGGTTAGTTGGGCGCTAGCAGTAGTACAAGGCCGCCCCATAACACCAGTAGTGAAATAATGGCTATAGGCAATACCATCGATAACAACCACTTTAAGAAATGGATGAACTTCCCACCCGAATTCTTCGTACTTAAGATCGTCAACGCTAATAGTTCCATCAAGTTTTGGATCATCATTGATTACTCGATTGATTCGGTTTTCATGGTTTCCAAGAGTGAGTACCATTCGCGGCTTATAGCGCGCTCGGTGATTTTTAGCCGCCCATCGGTTGTAGTCTTGCATTGGTGCCAGCAGTGCTTCCATAGCTCGATGTGTTGCATCAACGTCGGCCCGATACCTTCGCCCTTCAAAGCTTTTCTTGCCAACATCATAACTCGATAGGCTAGGTAGGTCCGCAAAGTCACCACCGAGAACCACAACATCAGGGGTCTTTTCGACAAGGTATTGTCCAATATGGGTTAGGTACTCTGTGCTATGTCCGGGCTTGACTTGGCAATCGGGGATATAGGCGTGCTTCATAGAAATGATTCCCTTCGCATTTCGGTCATCATTGGGTAGCGTCAGGCTCCGGCATTGTGATTGCACCACCGATACCGTCTTCCTCATCTTCCTGAAGGAAGGGCAATGCACCCCGTACTAACAGTTCGTTAATGCCAAACTCCACGATAAATTTAAGTTCCTGTCCAGATAGGGTACCTTGATACGTGTAGCTACCATCTTCAAGCTCGACTGCATGATTAATGTTCAATTATCTGTTCCTTTAGTTTGTTAAGTTCATCCACCAAAGTCTGAACTTTAATAAGAATCTTATCTTTGGCTTCCTGCCCATCATACGAGAAGTCAAGACTAACCTGTCGGTTACAGTCACTAATCTTAAAGTAGATGGAAGAAAGCGTGCTATGCCATATCTCTACATCACAATCGAAGGCAGCCATACCCTTTTCAGGGTTTAGGAACCCTCGGGCGTAGGATTTGATTTTGGCGTTACTAGCCATTCTTTAGGAAGTCCTTTCTTAAGGTCCGTCCATTCAAAGTTGTTGGCCTCACACCACGCAGAATAGGTAGTGGGGGAGCCCTTATATAACTTATTGTCTGACTTGTCGAAGAAGAAGCGAAGGATAATCTCAGGGTGCTGATCTCGCACCAAGATGTATTTCTTTCGATCACTTGCTGTCAGGCGTCCTTTTACTTCGATATAGCTGTTCTCAGCCAGTTTGAAATCGGTAAGATATTTATGCTTAGAAGCTGGTACGATATACTCAAGCTTGTTTGTCTCGTACTGTACCGTTGGCAATAGCTCTGCCACCTTACCCTCCAGCTTACTTCGGTAAGCAGGCTTCTCAGTCTGCGACTTCGGGGAGATCGATGAGGTCGAGGGAGGTTTGTGTCTCCGGGTTCCGCGAAAACCCACCGTTATCGTTCCAAGTTAGGGGTTGTTTGAATTTTGCATCCTCCAATTCTACGTCATAGAAACCACACCACGGCCGGTCATAGCCGGTGAAGTGTCCAGTGACTGTTACTTTACTTCCTGCACGAGTGGTAGCTTCAAATGGGAAGTTCATCGTTTGTTCCAAAGTAGACTTGCTGTCCAGTCACGATCTGCCTTACTACGGGCTAACATTTCTTTATAGTGTTCCGACTTGGGATACCTCTTTACTAAAGATTCCCACTGCTCAATGTGGCGATCAATGTTAGCTAGATGCCTCTTGAGGGAAGTTCCATTCATCGTGTTCATGTCGAAGGATGTATAAGAGACGACCATTGTTTAGCAGGGCTTCATCACCCAGTTCATAAATGTCTTGAACAACCCGAAACATCTGCCAAGGAGTGCTACAAGATTCATGGATATCAGATACAAACTGAGACAGAAACTTAGGAACAGTAATTCGCATTTTTCCATCATAGCCAGCAATGTTGTCACTACGGTCTCCCATGATAAGTTGGGTGTAAAACGAAGCCCATCCCTGTCGGGGAGACACGAACGAGAACTCATCCTTTTGAAAGTTGTAGTGATGTCCGGGAATCTGTAACAGGTCTTTGTCGTACGAGCAGATGACAGTTTCCTGTCCGTGGTCAGCAGATTGCTCAATGCCAAGGTGATCGTCTGTTTCGATGCCGTCGGCGATGTGAGCTTTCCACTCAGTTACTAGGAACTCTCGTACTTGTTGAAGCCATGCAGGACGTTCTTTATTATCCCGGTTAGCTTTGTAGGTGGGGTCAATCGAGTAGCGGAAGTTATCACCCCCGCCGATGAACAGCTTATATTCCGCAGCGTTTGTATTGTGCAGGATACGTCGCATCTTTTCATCGGCACGAGCAATGGCGGTATCAAGTGACTCCCTCTCCAGCTTCGCCTTGGTAGGCTCACACGAGGCCGCAGAGGGGTAACTGATTAGGTCGCCGTCAATTAGAGCAATTATCGGGCAAACTCATTAAAGAAAGATTCACCATCGTCATCATACACACCCATGTCAATCTTCTGACATTCAAGTTCACTGTCTAGCATATACTCATCGGGATCGACTGTTGGGTGGTACTCATAGTCAGAGCCTTGATGACCACAACACCAGCAGTAATCTTTGCCGTCAGCAAGGTAATCTTCGGCCTCACAGACAGGACAAACATCAGAAGGGAATTCAGACATTTTTATGTATTTCCTCATGGTGAAGTTTGCACAGCCATGTAACATTGAGCGGTGCTGAATAGTCAGGATGATGGGCCTCCGAGTGGGCGTCACCACAGATGAAGCAAGGTTGCTTAAAGAGCCTGCCGTCCCGCACTGCATTACTCACAGCTACCCGAGCCTTTCGGCGGTTAGGGTGCTTATGGTTGGTAGCACGGGAGTAGACTCTTGCTTTCTCTAGGCGGTGAGGTGTCTTGCTACGTTCTCGATCATATTGCTGAATGCGCCCTAGATTAGTATCTCTGTGAGAAGATACCCTAGCTTTTACGCAATCTTTGCAGATATTCAGGTATCCATCCGCCATCTTGGAGTGGGCATAGAACTCTGAAAGCTCTACTGCCCTCTCACAACGTCTACAGGTTTTTATAGTGGTTATTCCTGAACCCACTTAATTAAAAGGGATATCGTCGTTCAGATCAACAGGACCACTAGGCTTGGCAACACCCATGTCGAAGGCAGAGCTAACGTCGCCTACTTCGTTGTTGGAGGTGCCGAACACGTAATCTTCGAACTGTTTAGCTGCTTCAATAACCGCTTCGATAGCTGGTGGGGATTTCTGACCAACAGACAGCAGATCAACAGCATTGCTAATGGAACTTTGACGAACGATATAAACTTGCTTTTTAGCACGTTCTTCTGGGGTCTCGTAATTGGAGCGAGGAGCAGCCGTGGTGGCTGTACCGCTTGGGGAGGAGGTACTACGGGTTTGACTAACGTTAGTAGCAGCAGGAGTGCCATCAGACTTGACAGCAGTGATCCAGTCGATATAACCGGCTGCATTCTTATTGGTCTCTACTTCGTAGACTTCGTTGGGATTGGCTTTGAGGAGGGTGTCATAGGCAGCTTTACCGGCACCGAAGCCCATCAGCTTCTTGCCTTCAACCTTACCACCGAAGGTCAGGTTCTTGAAAGCTACTTCCAGTACAGAGTAGGTCTTGCCGGGGGTCTTAGCGGGGGCTTGCGAGGGGGTAACGCTCAGGACTTGAATTTGCAAGTGTAATTTCCTTTAATTGATTTGCTTAAATCTTACTGTCTATACTTATATTATACCACGGATTTTGAGTTAATGCAAGGATTATTTATCAGTCCTTTTAAATTTCTCCATATCTTTCATGTTAGGTCCGTACTTCACTTCACAGTCCATACGAACACGCCAGTTGTATCCGAAGATACGACGGATGTTCTCAGGGATGTCGTCAAACACTTGATACATCAGGTTGGATACCTTCTCTAGATACTCGTTAGGTGCATCAACCACAATCGAGTCATGAACCGTAGAGACAAGGATTACAGGCCAGCCAGTAGCTTTCAATCGACGAGCGAAGGATACCCTAGCAAGCATCATGATATCGGCTCCTGTGCCCTGTACGGGGTAATTGGTGAGGGTTGTCCACGGTACGAAGACTTGGCCTTGCTTGTCCCGGTTGTTGATAGACCACTCTCGACCTAACGGCCCTACCAGTGGCTCACCCTTCATAACCGTTTCAGCCCAGCGGTGGTGGCACCTGTCGATGCCTTCGTACTTTTTGTAGAACTTCTCACCAATCGCATCCCAGAACTTGGGGTCTTTGGATACGTGCATAAAGTCAGGATCGTGGGCAAAGCTCCACCCACTACCTCGAAAGATCGTACGGAACAGGTAAATCTTAGCAATCAGTCGGGAAGGTAGATCGAACGCCTTTTCGTTGAGGCTGTGAGTATCCTCACCTGCTTCTACTTCGGCAATCCCTACCTCATCCTGACTTAGCTCAAGGATGGTCCTCCATTCGAGCTGCGACGCATCGCATTGGATCAGCAATCAAGAACCCCCGTAACTCATATAATCCTCCTTGCCCCTTTCATATCCCGCCAGATGAGCATTCTCTACAGCATAGAGAAGCGCCTGCACGACCCACTCATGTGGCACAAAGTCATCCCCGGTGTAGTAACTTTCCGGGAAGAGTCCTGCATAATGCTTGGCGATAGCTACTGCTGTATTACGTGAATCGGGTGATGAAGACATCTTGTAGCTCCGAGGCAAAGTTCTGCAAGTTGGGTTTGGTGGACGACAAGCGCCCGGTCTGAGCAACGACCTGATTAAAGCTACCGTGGAGATAGCCCTGCGGCCAGTGCATAGTTTCGTTGAGTTTAGGCAGACCCCGGTAGTACGTTCCGTTAAGCTTCTCCATCTTGGACAGTTCCAGCAGCATCGTGAGTGGACCTCGCTTGCCCTTAAGCTTAAGCAGAGTGTCTTCTGATGTACTGAACATACCTTCCTTGGCTAGCTCAGAACCCTTTAGAGGCTGATACAGACGGGGCAAGGTGTGTACGATCTCTTTATTCTGATACTTTGGCTGGCCCACTTTGGCACCGGACTTGAAGAACCCGATGTGCTCTTTGACGATCTGTGTGATATTACCACCGTACAGGAAAGCCGACAGTTGATCAGGGCTACCCCAGTTGATGGGAATGTCTGGATAGAAGTTGTTCAACTTGCTGCGCAAGTCTCCGATCTTCTGCTCTAGTTCGTCACCCCGCGTTGCGCAGAGGGACTCATCGTACGTGATACCGTTCTTCTCCATTTCCGCAAGGACATGGAGGTCAGCGAACATCAGCGTCAGGAGACGCCTCATACGGTCAGTAGTGATACCTGCCTGCTGAGCGTGATACACTCCTAACGTTAGTACAGCATCTTGAACGGCATACTCTTTGAGGATTGGCCACGGAATGGCATCCGTGTTGATACCTTTCTTCCAGTAGTCGTTCTTGACAACATCGTATTTGTGCCCAAGACCGTACTTGACAGCGGTATCTTCTAGAGAGGGGTAGGAATTTCGTTGACGCTCGATGACAAACTCAGCAACTTGGCAATCCCAAAGGCGAGAGTCTTCGAGCCGTAGGCCAGCTTTGCGCAGCCAGTGGTAGTCGAACTTGAAGTTGAAACCTATTACTAGGTCTGCCTCATCCACAAGCTTTTGGAGGGCTGGGATGAGGGCTTCGGATAGGCGAGCAGCCCCTGAAGAAGTTGGGCCATTGATGTTATGCGCCCAACTGATACAGACTAGCTTGTTGGTGCTGTCGTAGGGCTGCCCGTTGTTGCTGATGGTTGTTTCAGTGTCTAAGGCGAGTAGTTTTATGTGGAGGTGTCCTTGTGTATTTTAACGTTGAGCGCCTTACGCAAGCTGTCATTCAGCTTCAGAAGCTCTTCCACAATACGCTGATGGCTATCATAGGTAACCCACCTACCGGCAGGGCTAGGCTCAGTTACCACCCCCTGAGCAGCCGTACTGTACATTCGATACCGCTGGATCATCCTTTACGCTCCACAAAGGGGTTCTTTGGTGCTTCCCATCCAGTTTGCCAGTCTTGTACGCCGGTCTTACTCATGGCTTGGCGTGCGCCCTCTTTCTTACCATTCTGGTAGGCTTCCTTGATAGCAGCGTTAGCCTTATCAAGTAGGGCACGGTGGTCTTCATACCGAACGAAATCACCGTCAGGTTCCATATACATATGGGAATAGCCAGCATACATCTTATAACGTTCGATCATCGCTTACTCTCAATCTTGAACTTGTTGAATCCCTCTACTACACCCAGCTTGTACCCATTGTCGTGACCCTCATCGTAAGCTTCCTTCCAGACAGACCGGATGAAGTCAATAAGCCTTCCATCCTTGGCGTATTCACGCTGGTAGCTGGCGATGATGTTGTCCACTTCCCTTTCAGTCAGTACGCTTCCGCTCATGTGCCTTAATCACCTCCCTAGCAAATATGATGGCGTGTTGTACATCATCCTGTGCCATATACATCATATACAGGTGGCGAATATCCCCATCAGAAAGGGAAGTGTCACCTTCCCGTTCAGTTAGGACTGAGCCGCTCATACACAGGCTTGTACTTAATACTGCCGTGGATATGCTCAGGCAGCTTCTTAGTGAAGCTCCAACCGTCATGACCCTTATAGGCCATGAGGTATCCAGTAAGTACATATCCATCACCCTTACCACTTGCCACAGTCTTCATTGAATCGATATTACGTTTGGTAATACTAACGTTAGTCATTCGTCGTACCAATTGGTTGGGTTGATTTGACACACGTACTCAGGGTTGTTGGGGTCCATACCTAGATCAACATACCTTTGGATGGCAGCAGCTGCAACTTCCTCAGCACGCTGTACACTGTGGTACACCCCGATGATGCCGTTAAACAGTAGATCAGGGGAACCAGTATCTCCACCCCATTGCAAACGAACAACTGCAAAGCCAGCTTGACGGTGCTTAGGCATTACTTGAAACGATTCTCGATGAACTGAGCAAGACCATACACCGCAAACACAAACACTACGAAATACACACCGATCATAACGTTAGTAAGAAAAGAGTTGAGTAATACCAGCGCATGTTGCAACAAGACCCAGCAGGAAGCAGCTCTCCATACGAAGATCACCCCGAAGCTTATATGCACGATAGAACATAACACCACCCATAGCAAGTAGAGCAATACCAATAATCATTGTAAGTCCTTATAACGTGCGGTTTCGGCCTCAATTAATACCTCTTGACGACCGTGACGGAGACTCGGATCACTGTCCTCATCACCCATCAGCTTGTTCTTACTGATGTGCAGGTAACGAATGGTGTCGTAACCCGGATCGTGAATCTTACCTATGCCGATAATGAAATCGGCTTCGGCTTGCTTGGCCGTCTTTGCGTTGGCAACGTGAGCCATTGTGAGCCACTTTTGCCCCTCACCAGTACCATCTGCCTGACATACAGCAATAACAGGGCAGCCATGGGTTTTAGCAAGTTCACGCGCCCACTGGTAGATTGCACCAAGGCGTAGGTCTTCACGGTCATTATCAAAGCCTTTAATCTTGTCGATCTGATCAATCACGATCAGTGACGGTTTCAACTGTTTACACAGGGCTTCCAAACGTTTCTTGGACATCCCTGCATCATCCACCATACGAAGCTTGCCGCGCATCTTTGCTTGATACGCTGCATTGGCTCGTTTTACATCCCGGAACAAGTCCGTCATGGTGACACCCAAGCAAGCTTGAGCGCACCTGATCTTTACCTTGGAACCTTGCTCCTCATTGTTTATCCAGAGTACAGGGCCAGCCTCGTCTGGCACCTGTTCAGCCATGTATGTAACTTCACTAGCCAGAAACGTGGTCTTACCAGTCTCGGGCCTAGCAAACACAAAGCCAAAATCACCTCCACGCAGACTCCCAAGCATACGATTGAGAGTCTTAAGACGCCAGCGTAGACCGGGTTTCTTGACGGCACCATTGACTAGTTCTTCCAAGTCGTCCGATACAAACTCTGTGTCACCCTTTTCATCATCTGTCGTCCCTCCATCATACGAGCTTCTAAGTTGCTCCAGTAGGGAAAGCACCTCCACATCCTTGCCTCGACCTTCCGCGAGGTCGTATGCAGCCAAGGAGACTTCCCGAAGCAACCTATTTTGTACAACAGAGTTGACAAGCGCACGAACACTCTCAGTACTAGACTCATATTTATCTAACTGCTCAAAAACGCCAATAGCGAAGTCACGATCACGAGGCCGAGTGGCAAAGTACAGGTTACTAAGATCGGCCACTGATAAGTCTGTGTGTTCATCGTTACCTTCATGGTAAGAGTTCAAACACCGATAGATGCCTTGTAGTTCCTTCGGCATGTCAGCAGCGGAGAGCTTGCTGCTTAGCTCCCGCCACCGTTCATAGGTACACCCAAGTTTGATTATCGAAAGTTCAGGGAGCAGGGTTATCCTTTCTTGAGTTGTTGAAGTTCCTTCTCCAGCCGTTCGATCTTGATGATACGATTACGATTATCCTGTGCCTTACGTGCAAGGACAGCGGCAGCTTTCTTACGATCCCGCTCTTGGTGATCCTGCCACCAGTGCCAGAGCTTGGAGCCCTTCGGGGCATACATAGCCAGTTCGCGGTTATCCATCTTCGACATCACACCACACAGCAACTCAGCCACCGGGCTGTTGTGTTGCCACTCACGTTCACGATCCCTTGCATGATCCGCCGCATACCCAGCATCATAACAAGGCATGTTACAGGTCCTTCAGAGACTTGACTTCTTTGACAACCTCAGTAGCCGCATCAGCGGCGATCTTCACAGGAACAGACACGATATCAGTGATAATCTCAACAGGAGCAGCAACAACCTTCACAACGTTAGTAGCAAGATCAAACAAAGAACCAAACATGTATTTACTCCTTTATATTATTTAAATACTACTTATATATTACTTATATTATTTAATATTTATAGTATATATTAAAAGCCTATAAGAATATTATACCACGGTGTCAAAATCTTGTCAAGGATTATTTGCTAGGGCACTGTAAATTATCCAACCAACTGCAAACACTACTCCTAGGGCTACGGCACACATCACAGCAGCCCAAGCCCAGAGCAGCAGGTCCAGTGGATTCATTTCACACCTCCGATTTCCTTGATGTACTGCTTGAGTGCTACATTCGCCACCGCTTGGAGCGCTTCGTGGAACCATGGGGCATGGCTTTCACGCCCGAGGACATTGGGGTATGGGCACTTGGAGTAGTACACCCTACGAAGGGTATCATCACTCAGGCTCGTTGTAACTTCTGGTTTCACACGGTACTCACAATCCACGGCCCATGTAGGGGTACGTAGCAGATCAATCCACTGCCCCTTAAGCGCACCTTCACGTTGTTTACATTGGATCGTAGCACCATCTGCCCAAGCCTTGATCACTTCTGCGTGTTTGTGTGGGATGTTCATAACGTTAGTATTCCTTGACAACGGGGTTTTGGACACGCTTAATATACAACTCACACTTCTCCATCGTATCCACCTTGATGGTGCGCCACCAGAAACCAAAGAACAGTTTCTGGAGATTAAATAAGTACTCGTACCCCAGATCATGCACAATACGGTATTTAGCCATTGAGAATCTCCTGTAACTCTTGGTCAGTGTAAGCCTTCGGGTCTTCATCCGTATAGATGGTCCGTGCTGATCGACCCATGTACTTCGTGCGCTGTTCCATCGCCCTTGCTTCCTTGTACTTGTCACTGTCAAGCCAGAACACAAGCGACTCGTACATCTTACTAACCGCTAGTAATCGTGCAGTCGCAAGGTGACTACCAAGAAGCGGCATCGCATCCACGAACTGTCCGACTCGCAGTGCGCTTACCGGGTCTTCAACTACTACAAGTTTGCTGCCCTCTCCCACGTTGTTGGATACCACGGCTCGTCCTCGCCCATCCGCACCTTCCGTGCCCAATCCATTCCCATAGATGTGGAGGCACTTGTTGACATCCCCACTTGTGAAGCACTTCCCGAACTTTTCGAGCCAGAACCCTCCGAAGTTTCGGGCTTGCCAACAGTGTCCGAGCTTGTAGATGAGTTGCTCATTACGGGGCGACCAGTAGAGTTCATTGCGGATAGCTGTTGGAACGTCCACATGATAACGCCCAAGCCATTCGACGGCAGCTTCTGAGAAGTGGTGTCCGATGTCATCTGGAATTGGTCTACTATGTCCTTGATCGTTTTCGGTCGTGTTGCCCATACGTCCGCTTGCTGACGCTCCATCGGCAAGCCGATATGGTGCATGGGTTGGTCGTTCTTTGTAGTGGCATCCAAAGCAGAAAGCTCCTCCATCATCATAGCGGGCCAGATTATCTCTGGACCCGCAAGCGGGGCAAGCCTCATGCCCCTTGAACCTACTCATTTACGACGCTTACCCTTCGGGGTGACACGAAACACAATGGCCGGGGGACAGGTCACATACACCGACGGGCCCGTACCTTCAAACGGCCCGATGATTGGGGACTCTTTCGAAGAGAGGTGGATGTTCGGAAGCTGCATACCATTCTCCTTGTTGTGCCTTTCCCAAGCACGTTCCAATTCAACTGCCAGTTGCTTATCCACCTTGGCTGCATCTGCATCCAGACAACGATTACACACACAGCTTTCGTGGTGCCGAGTCCCCCGCAAGATTGCTGGTGGATTGTCCTTACGCCTCTTTCGCCCCATTACACAGTCCTCCGTGGGACATCCGTCCCTGAACTCATAGTCTTTACCACGATATTTACAGAACTTGCATGTCACCATCATCGTCATAGGACGCCTCCAGTTCAGTTCCGGTGTCGGGAGGGGTGCCGTCGAGTGTTGGGATTTCGTCTTCCACGGTCGCAAAGCAACGATCGCACAAATCCACAAAGCTCCCAGAACTAGCATACTTTCGAGTAGATTCATGATCGTTCAATTGACAGTTACAGGCGAGACAACGCATTAGATACGATTCCTTCCAGCAGGACGTGCCCCGACAACAGCACGCGCCAGCGCCATTTCCTCACGCATACGGCGCACTACCGGGTCTTCATTCACGGCTATTTGTGGAGCATTACCCCCATTGAGAGCGAACTGATGGCCCGTCGCCCAACCCCCCTCCCGTTCATCGATGACAGCCATTTGAGGGACTGCATCACGTTCACGACGTTGAGCTGGACCCACACGCATTTCAAGGACAACATCATCCTCGGTCAGCTGATCCGGGAAGTTCTGCGCTTTAGCGTTGAAGCTGGTAAAGTTCGCTGCCACCGGCGACTTAATGCTGATGAGGCTGTCGTTAGTCTCAACCACCATCAGGGGAGCATGAGCACGGAAACGCTCCATGTTTGCCGGTACGATGTGCCAGCACTCACCCATCAGTTCGAGAAATTGACGAGTGAAACCAACAGTTACAACATTGTCGTTCTGTTCGAACCAGATTTGGTTCTTGGAATTAACTTGCTTGGTCATTTAAGTTTGTTCACGAAAGCATTGGTGTAGATTTCTACGCTGGTTCCTTCAAGACCGGGAGCAGTATTCACTTCCAGCACATAACACTTATTATAATGCTGGTTGTAAATAATGTCAACTGCTCCGAAGTCCAATCCTAACGTTAGTAAGGCCCGTTGGGCCTGTTCACGGAGATCATCCGGTTCCTCGATACCTTCACGGCAGTAGACCCAGCCATTCTGGTGATTACGAATAGCAAAGTTAGTCTCCCCTTCGAACTCCGTACGTTGACGCTTAGCTTGTACGTCGATAACGTCACCGAAAGCAACGTGGACTCGGAACTCCTTGGCTTTCTTGATGTACTTGACGTAGAGGGGGCAATCCCTGACAACATCTTCCTCCCTTGCAGCCAACACAATACCCGCACCACTGTGGCCGTTCAGCTTGGTACGGCACACCACCACAGTACCAGAAGTCACCCACTCACAGGCAGTCTCGTAGTCCGTGGTGAACTCCGGATAACTTACCAGATCAAGTGGATTCCCCCCATCATTCACCCACTCTTCGGAGTTACGTTCCAGATCGGAGAACGCCTTGAACGTCAGCAGCTTGTTACCAGCTATCTTGACTTGATCAGGATAATTGATAAAAGTAGCAGCGGCAAGCCCAGCAGGAGCACTACTGCTACCCCAATTAATAATGGTATGGCCAGCTTTAGCAACAAGAGTACTACGCTCATCAGTGTAGAGTCGACGAACCGGCCGCTTCAGACGGAGAGCGTTGTTCAGTGCATCCTGAAGACGTGTTGCACTGCCGCTCGTAAGCTTGTAGGGCAGCAAGTCGATTTTGCGTGAACTCATGTTGTTCTTTACCTTTCAGAGATTTTTCTACACAGTCAGCACAGGTAACACTGAATTGGTTCTTAGGACGACGGAAGACACTCGTGTAGCCTTGATCTTCATCGTGGATACGGCTGTCACACTCGGAACACTTCTTGTATGCGGTGATGTAGTTCCACTCGGTTTCCGACAGGCGGTTGTTGTGGACGCTCACGAAGTTCGGGATGGTGAGCTTAGTAACATACAGACTCCGCCCACAGACACCATCCATGTGCTTACGCACAATACCTTCAACAGCCCCGTCAACGTACTGCTTGACCGTCCCTTCCTCAATATCCTTGACCTTGACGTAGCAAGCCACATCGATGTCCGGGCAGTTGGGTTCCACCACACGACCACGGCAGAAGTACAGTTCTTGGCTGTCATTCAGCTTCATTTCGTACAGCTTGACCAGCACCGTCTGGCCCACCATGAACTCAGCACACGGAACATGGGTGGCCAAGTCCATAGGCATCTTAGGTTCGCGGATACCAGACTCCGTCCCGGCCGACCCAGCCGGGGCCGTGGAGTTCGAAGTCTTCACCAACGTCAGGCTCGTTCCCGGCTTGTTTTCGTTTCCACTCTGCGAATCCGAGGTCTGGGATGTCGTCGAAGGGTTCGTCGTCCCCGATTGCCCGGTCGACGTACCCCCCGTGCCCGTCTGGGACGAGGAGCCTTGGGACTTTGGGTTCGGCACACTCGACGCTGCCGCGCCGCCGTGCTGGACGCCACGGGAACGGCCCGTCATACCCGTTGTGTAGTTCGTGGTCCAGTAATCGGTCTGCACTTCCACCTTCGAAGTGGTGTGCTTGCCACCGATCTTGAACTCGTGCAGTTCGCCCGGCTTGATGTCGTAGCAGTCCAGAACCTTGGTGCTCTTGTCCAGCAGTTGCAGGGCCATCCATGCCTCGGACAGGACATAGAAGTTGTCTGCCGTCTCGACGACTTGCAGCGGACGCTCGTCGTTACGCACTGCAAACAGGCTATTCTTCTCGACATCCCACCAGACCAGTGCAAATGCGCCATTGATGGTCGGGATAACATTCTCTGCACCTTTCTCGTCGAAGGCGATAGCCAGAGAGTGGCTGTCAACATCAACGGGTGCGTAGTCCTTCTTGTGATCTCCACGCAGCGTACCGTTGTGCACCAGAACAATGTTACCACTGTGGAACGGGTGAGCATTCTTCGAGTTGATCGACCCTTGGGTTGCCTTGCGGTTGTGGCCTACAAGGATGCGGCCGCTTTGTACGGCCTTACCCCGCCACGCCGGGTAATCCTGACAGGCGAACATGTGGAACGGATGGGACGCCACCTTAACGGCACTGAGGTTACGTCCGGTGTCCACACTGAAAGCACCAGTGCTGTCCAGTCCACGAGTGGTGTCGAGAATCAGCAGTTTCTCGAACATTTCGAGATCGGCACTGAAGAACCCTGCTTGGCGCTTGGAGATAATGGATACGATACCACACATAATTAGTTGCCTTTATATTCGAAGAAAGCGGAATCTTTCTTCACGGTCAGCGACATGTGTCGCACGTTGCTGCGAGGTGTCAGAGCTTGCTTCACTTGCAGGTAGTTCAGTTCTTGTGGACCTTCATACGTCAGGGCACCAGTGTGCTCCCCAAAGATGTCGTTCATCAATGCTCCGAAGTCGAAACCGTCATGCATTTCGGAGATCATCGAACGAATCGTCTTCGTACTGGTACGCTTTACGTATTCTTTCAGCTTACAGATCAGGTTGATCCACGTAGTAAGCTTACTAACGTTAGTAGTACCGTGCATGTGACGGAATTCGACCGTCCCATACTCACGAATCGGGAGTGTGTTGAAGCCGGTGTACTTCGACCACGCATCACTACGGGTTGGACCATAGTCCACCAGATTAACCAGATGATCACAGTCGAACAGTGGCACACAATACACGTTCTTCTGACGGCCACGCCCGGCAAAGCGGTAGAACAGCCGTTCATAGATAGCGTACATGAAGATCAGGTCCATGACCTGTTCTCGGGTCAGGTCCTGCACGTTCAGGTGAATGTGGATACTGGTGCGTGGGCCAAAGCACGCATCCTTGTTCAGGCATTCTTCGAACAGGTGGATCAGCATCACCGGAGCATAACGTGCTTCGATGGGCTTCGACACACATTCGATACCACTGTTGCGTAGTGAACCATCCGTCGTCAGGGACCACGCACGGTTGACTTCCTTGCGCAAGGCGGCGTTCTCGACTTCAACTTCGATACCGATCAGTTCTTGCGAGGTGACTTCCACCCCCGGTCGCACCAGCTTCATCAGCGTTTCCGGACGAACTGGTGTAACCGGACGCAGACCGTAGTCTTCCAAAATAGTCGGCATATTATGATTCCTGAACTTGTTGAATAACCGCTTCAAACTGTTTTTCATACAGGTAGGTGACTTTACCTGCTTGATCCACAGTCGCCACGGGTGTTTCCCAATAAAGGAGAACATACACATCCTTCGCTACCGGACTAAGGCACAACGACCAACCGCGTTGCAAGGCGACCGAACGGGCCTTCCCGTTGCCCAACATCTTGAGCGCGTCTGCATAGGCGTACCGTTCACCTTGAAAGGCTGCGAGGACATCGTCGAACTTCAGCTGCTCCCCACGAGCATTCCCCTGTACCTTACCCAGCATGGAGTGCCACACCGGAGAGATCGAGGAGTTGCCGTTGTAGATCGCATGTTTGTACTGCTTAGCCGGGGTACGGCGGAAGATATAAGCATCCCCACCTTTCTGGAACACACCCACGGGCGGGTACTTGAACTTCAGCGTATGTGCCGTACCCATGTTCAACATGATCTTGCCATATTCCGGGCTGGACAGCTCCATCGTGGCGATCTTGGTGCGATCTTCCGTGATGCGGTCCACATGGAACAGGCTTTCTTCCCCGTTGTCGGGGGACTCCACGAACACGAATCCACCTTGATACCGGCGGGTAAAGTCGTGGAGAATCTCACGAATATCCATTAGCTAGTCTTTCAGGTTAGTTTTGGAAGTATTTTGTTTCACTTTGGCAGCCAGTTCTTGGACTTGCTTGCCTTGCTCAGCAACCCGTGCAATCCATTCGGCAGCACGTTGCCTCAGCAGTTTATCGTTCATTAGATAGCGTAGGTCTTACGGAGTTGTGCCAGCGCTTCCAGATCGGATTCGTTGATGCACTTCTGGATCAGCACACCGTCTTCGTCGCTGATCGACCCGCCGTTCTTGACGAACTCGATAGCCTTCTGCGTCTGGTCCCATGCCCACTGGATGCGATCCGGCGAAGCGATCCATGCGTTCGACGAGGTACGGTATTCGACACCATACGCCTTCTTACGGAAAGCACCGGCCTTGCCGTACAGTTCACGACGCTGGGTGTCGGTGTCGAACTCGATCATCGGGCAGCCGACAAACAGGTCCATGGCCTTGACAACATCGAGGCACGGCAGATCGGTTTCGATATGGATGTGGCCACCGGCCGAGCGCAGGTTCTTATTCGGTGCGGACGGACGCGGATTCTGGCGACCACCGTTCCATGCGTTGTAATCCGGTTCGCAGCCGAATTCCTGTGCAGCTTCATTGTCCAGCTGCTCATCGTCGAATTCGCCGGACGGCTTGATGCACAGCTGCAGGTCCATTTCTTTGGCACGTTCGGTCAGGTAGTCCAGATTGAACTGGATGCTCTTGATGAACTCAGCAGCCGACGCACACGGCGGAGTGTTGAACTCCACCGCCACGTTGTCCTCTTGCACAGCACAGCCTTCGCCGATAGGCATCGGGAAGTCCTTCGAGCCACCGATCAGGCCAATACTGCTGATGAGACGGCCGACGTTGTTTTGCAGGAACAGTTCAGGATCACAGCCAAGACGATTCATTTCTTTCTCCGTAGAGTTAATAAAAGGAAACTGCGGTTACTAACGTTAGTTAGCGGGTAAAAATGACTTCCATGTTGTGCAGCACGTTGCCTGTGTTCTTGTTCACTTCCAGACGAGTGCGGACACGCTTGGCGTACTTGTGGAAGAAGTTCCACAGAGTCTTGTACGTGATCTTCGGATTTCCGACTGGCTGGGGATCGGCCAGCGGATCACGCTCGGCATCCCGGCGGCGTTCCACCATCATCACTTCGATCCGGCCACTACCCCGGAGATTATCCAGATTTTCCTTGAAGAAGGTGTCCATGATCTCGTCCAGTTGCTCTTGCAGCACCTTATCTTCGTTCACCGCGAATGAGTGGAACAACATGGAGCCACAACAGGCCGGGTAGTACGAGAGCGTAAAAGTGATCAGATTGCAATAACCCTTAAACCCAATAAAGACACGGACTGAGAGTTCTCCGTAGGTACGGTCTTCCGACAGGTGAATACCGAACGGACATGTCTTTTCACTAAACCACTCACCCGGCACCAGCCCGAACTGCTTTGCCGCTTCAGCAAAGGAACCCCCGAAGCGTTTGGCAACTACCGCGCTGGTGTGTTGAATGTCCAGAGGAATCATTACAGATACTCCTTCACAAGTTCCATGCAGTAGGTTACGAACGGATCATCCGGGTCTGCAAACTCCGGATGCCCTTGAATGCACAGCGCATTCGTTTTGTAGAAATATACAACTTCCGGTTCCAGAATCCCGCCGTTGAAGTCTTTCATCTGTTCGGAATCCATCCCGATATAGGTAAGACTTCGCGCCGGTGCAGACCACGCAATCAGGTCGTAATCCTCGTCCGGCAGGTTAAACGGGTACATCATCTGATGGTGAACGCTCGTGGTTTTGATCGTCCGGCCATCTTGGGTACGCATGGGGTGGCTACCCATGTGCCCCTGAACGTCCTGCACCAGCTTACCTCCGGACATAGCACACAGCAGCTGAGCACCACGGCAAACACCAATGATGGGAATCCCCATCTTGATGGCGGCCGACGCCGCTTCCATTTCCACCTTGTCACGATACGAGGGTGCATCACCAGCACCAGTACGGGGGCCGACTGGTTCACCGTAGATCGATGGGCTGATGTCAGCACCACCCCAGATCACGAGTCCATCCACCTTGCCAGCAAGAATGTCTTCCGGCTTAACCAGAAGACTGCCTTCCCAGACTTGGTCGAACGGCTCGAACGCACCAGTACCCATACCTACATGCCCGAGAACTTTTTTCAACGAACGCTCCATTGATATCCTTGAATCAAATTACCACTATTTGGATTACGATGCACACCGAGATTACTAACGTTAGGAATTTGCTCGATCAGTTTGCGGAAAGGCTCCGCTTCGTATTCGGCATTATCCACTCCGTTAAAATCACGGCCCCTATAGAACCAGATTTGCAGAACAGCACAGTCATACGTACCACCATCCTCGGACTCGAAGTCGTACTCCAGTAGCTGATTGAACAGATTCTGGTAAGCTTCTTCTGCCGTAGCACCCTGTGCCGAAAGGAGCCCGTGTGACCATGGAACATTACTGAAGCTATAAATCTGAGTGACTCCACAGCAACCCTCCGTTGCTCCAAACTCAAGACTAACGCTAATCATTCTTCACCTTTGTCTATGACGAGTTCACCACCTTCCGTAAAACGTTTCTTCAGCATCTTCACAGGCGGCGGGGGAGGCGGAGGTGGCGGTGGAAGCACCTCGTAGATCACACCCGGTTCAAACACAACAAACTGGATTGTCGGATGCTTCTCCGCCAAGTCCTTTGCTGTGTCATGTGCCTGTCCCTTGTCCGTGTAATACTTCTTCACACATTGTTTGGCAAGGCGGTCCACAATTTCCAAACCACCGTCAACCGCGGCATTGAACGCCGGGCGTAGGGGCATCACAATATAGTGGCTCATTTACTACTCCAGAAGATACTGCCCCGTGTAAAGAGGCTCCATCATTTCGAAAGATGCTTGGGTCAGAGTTACCATCATTATCTCCTGAACCTTACGGTCACGATCCGATTCCCACATACTCATCCAGTGCCCAAAGAACTCATCCTGAGACACCTGATTGAGTAAGAAACTGTAGGTCCCGTTTCGATTCCTAACGGTTAGTAAGATACGATACTCATCCCATTCATACGGGTGGATCACTTGAAAGCTCCGCTTTGAACTGATCTTCCAGATCAGTCTGAGTTTCCGATTCATGAACGAGGAACAAGTCCTCGGGCCAGTGCTCGCTGATAGTCCCGTCCTCGAACCAGATCACCCGGAGTGGCCGGTAATCACGGTCACTGGGGGCCGTCTGGTTCAGTTGCTGGACCACACCCCAGTTCTGAGGTTTGACCATATCGAACGTCGCCAGAAAGCCACTAGGATACAGCTTGCGTTCTACTACAATGGCACGATGATCCCAGCCAGCCACACGCAGCTTGCGAACAATCTCCGTAATCTCCGTATAGAGGTACGCATTTTTTCGCCCAGCAGCAGTAGCAGGACCCACCTGAAAAGATATAGGTGGATCAAAGTGCACATGGCTAAGTTCAGCAACAGCGGCCGACATTAGCTGATCGCCGTGACCACGGCTACCTGCTCAGCTGCCGACAGTTTCGGGCCGCTGATTTGCTGCCACTGGCCCCGCATCTTGCGGAGACGGGTAGGCACGCTGAAGCCTTCGCCGCTGAACACATCAGCGACGTTGTTGCCGATCAGCTTGACATGCAGACCGAGACGTTCGATGTTGGTGGTGTGTGCTTCGTATTGACGGATGTGTTGTGCTTCGTTCATATGCTCCTTATGCAGCAGGTTTGATAGGCAGCCTGGCAGTACCAGCCGCGATGTTGACACCGTTCCATGCACCATACCCAGGAAGGCCGTTGTGGTTGCGGAGCGTCCGGTAGAACTCCACCGAGGGAGGTGTTGCCACAGTTTGCTCAGGAATGATGTCAGCTTCGTTACGATCTTCTGGAGTGGCATACATTTCCCCATACTTGTTGCAGAAACGTCCAGCGAGATTGCGAATGCTCAGCTTGAACAGGTGAATCATGTGTGGGCCGTGGTACATATTCGGGAACTCAGCCACCTTTTGGGCACCACAAGCAAGGAAATCCTTGTGAAGCTCATTATGTAGCTGATTGTCTGCCAGAGCATAGACCACAGTACCCTGACAGTACAGTTCACGGTACAACAGGGCCATAAACTCTGCCTTGTCCTGCCACGTATCATACATACCGGCGCTCTGGATGGCGTTAAATCCTTCGAAGCCTGCCATACCGCAGCATCCGAGGAAATAAGAGCCACCAGTGTTTTTCAGAACGCGGAACCCGGAATGGATGGAGCGCCGCGGCGAGACCGCCACCATCACCTGCCGGGTTGCGGCATCAATATTGAATTTCATAGGGGTTGATTAGAACCGCGCCTTGGTGCTGTCCGGGAACACGACCTGATTGGACTTATTACCGTGAGTCACTTCGGCGGGATTGGGGTGGCGAATTTCGCCCTTGAGATACGAAATCACTACCATCTTCAGTTCACGCTTGGGCTTGCGGGTCAGACCAGCAGCCTCGATAGCCATGCGTGCCTTGACGTAGTTGATGTTCGCAGGGGACTTGGAATCGACCGAGCTAACGATCTGATCCAGAAGGGGTGCTGCGGAGTCTTCTTTGTTATTCAGAACAGCCATTTGTTTTGAACCTCAGTGGTTGGTTACTAACGTTAGTAATACTACCTAACGGACTCTAGGTTTGGATACTGCAACGGCCGGGCTTTGCCCGTGCTCATTTATGGGTATTACGGGCAAGCTTTCGATGCAGTAGGGGTCTTGGCGGCGACCTTGGTCACGACCGGCTTACGCTCGATTTTGAACTCGACGTCGATCCTCTCAGCTTCCATGAACAAGAGTTGATCGATGTGGGTGTCATGGTACTCGGCGTAGTTCTCGTACGCGGCCTTGAGGGTGTCGCCCTCACCCACGCCCTCTTCGATACCGTCGTCTGCGCAGTAGCACAGGTACACTTTCTTAGCCATTTTCAGTTCCTTTCAGTTATATTACGTCTGCTGCAAATGCTTCATCAGCCGACAGGAATACACGCTTAGCCGGAGGATCATACCGCATACCGACTACGCTGTACTGGACCCCAGTAATACGCACATAAGCTGATGTAATCTCTGCTCTGTGTACCTTGCGGTGGGTATCATGTACCTCATCAACCACGAATACCACAGTACCGGGTGCCAGAACTTCGATGCGCTCCACTGGATCATCTTCATCCAGATGCAGGACTTCACATTCGTCAGACACAGGCCACCTCCACGCCACCAAGTTCTTCAGCGGCTGTCATCGAGGCGATGTTGATCGACCGTGCACCCACCTGCATCATCGGCCACCAGCCATCATCGTACAGGGCAGGGGTGGTGACAGCGGCGGCTACGTCTTCGCACTTACGACACAGATTGCCTTCCGGGTTATCGCATTTACCACACATAACTAACTCCTACGTTGTTGATGAAAGATTAGGCAGCTTGGGCGATGCCGATGCCTTCCTGTACGTTTGGCAGGCCGAAGGCCGGGCCACCATTACGCCCGTTAGCTGCCAGCCAATCGATGTAACGCTGGTCGTTCGTGCCGTGTTTCTTGCGCTGGACAGCCACACCATGGACGAGCCGGGCACCCGGAACCACATCACCGTGCTGATCCCGCACCAGACGGGCCAGCTTCATGGCGTGCAGATCGAACTTGATTGCTTTCTGGATTTCAGCCAGACGGTTGATCTTCTTCGACAGGCTCACCACCACCGAACGGTGATGCTTGCGGGATGCTGCCAGTTGAGCACCCTTGGCGTCGGCCTTGGCTTCCAGCATTGCCTTGATCAGGCTGGTGATAATGATTGCATTGCGATGCAGTTGCGATTGGAGCAGATTGGTTTGCATAACTTAACTTCCTTAAAGATGACTAACGTTAGTAAGAATTGAACGAACTTAAAAGACAATTACCGATGTTACAGGTAACGACGCAGGTCCGGATTTTCCGGAAATTTCTTCGCCAGATCACGCAGACGCTGGTGGACCACTTGCGTACGTGCCCCACGCTCACCTTTCTTGCCCGGACCCTGATGACCGAAGCTGTGGCATGATCCGGCACCGGGTTTGTGCAGACCCCGGGTATCACCTTTACGCCGATCCACAGTCGCCACATAATCAGCGATACGGCCCTGCAAACGTGCTGCTTTGTTGGTTGCTTTCATTAATACTCCTAACGATTGGAACTGATTTAAAATAGGCTCAGTTCCTAGGCCGTTAATCGATATCAATACACATCGTCTTCTCATCACCAGTGGGATACACCGACAACACATGACGATAACGCTGCCCTTCAGCGTTGTAAAACCGAAGTTCCATTGCCTTGACTTGTTCAAGGGTATAGAACTTACCGTTGCTATGGCGGCCCGTCTCATCCATCATAGCGGCATCAATCAATTCACCAAGAGTCATGACAGGCTCACAATTCTTCCATGCCTTACGGCGTGAGTAACAACACGGTGCTGATCCATCACATAACCAACACCGCCGCGCTTTGCTATTGCTTTGACTGCACTACTAACGTTAGTAAAGCCACCGATCCGGGCATTACGATACCCAGTCCCCGGCACTTGATACATTCCCCATACTCTCATAAATCACCCGTTACTAACGTTAGTAAGAAAGTTTCCTAACGGCAACATTCTGGACAATAAAAAAGGCGACCCATAACAGGCCGCCGGTTTCAACTAAATAACTAGGCTATGGTCTATCAACAATTACCACTGTCGTTAGCTATAAGCAACAGTAATAGAAAGATAATGACAATACAATAGAGCATAGCGCAGCTATCAGGACTATCAACGAACCGGAACGCTATCCATATGGGATAAGCCCGGACAATAAAAAAGCCCGGTCTATAAAAGCACCGGGCAAATCGCAGAGAACTACGCCAGTTAGCTACTGGCAAAGCATCAGCACATCAGTGCAGATTCTTGTCGGCGATACCGCTGCCTTCAGCCGCTGCCGTCGGGATGTCCTTCGGCTTGGTCTTGCTCGGCTGAGCTTTCTCAGGTGCAGGTCCGGAGAGCAGCAGATCGAGCACTTCGGGCAGATCAGCGCCACACATGGCGCGGATTTTGTCGGCCATCGATGCACGATTCTTGATGGTGTCAGCTTCACGAATCTCTGCCATCTTTGCTTCAACAGTCTTTTCCATACGGGTATAATACTGCCCGAGGGACTCACCCGGCTGGCGGGGATGCTCTTTCTGGATGGCGAGCATGGCCGACGTTTCCGTCTGCTGTTGGCGAAGTGCGGCCTTATCTTTAGCCGGTTGAATCTTTTCGCCTTTCCAGTTGATACCTTTATCCTTCAGCAGTTTGGAACCTTCCGCCTGAATCATGCGGTACGACAGTTCAGAACCGTTCAGTTTCTTGGCCAGCTCGTCAGCGCAGTACTTCAGCGCGCCGAAAGCGTTTTGCATGACGGTCTTGTGATTACGTGCGGTACGAAGGCGCGCGGTTACTTCGCGGATGGTCCATGTCGGATTTTCCGAGTCGTAGTTGTTGGCGTCCCTCGCCGCTTGGATGGCGTCCTTGACAACCTTGTCGGCCAGCTTGACCATACCATTGACGCACTCTTCGAACGCCGGAACATCCAGCACTTCCACCATCTGCTGCACGATGCTCATCTTAGTGAGATCGGCTTTGTTCTCTGCCTTGTCATTAACAAAGCGGTCGTACAGATATTGCCCGGTAAAATTGTTGCCAGTCTTGAGTGCTACCGGTTTGGCAGCACGGACAGTGGCGGTATCCGTAGTACCGGGCAGTTTTGCAACGGTGGATTCTTGCCCCTTGCCCGCATTAGCACGGACTTCCTTCGCCATTTCCGATTTAACTTTACGTGCAGCAACCATGATTTTCTCCAGAGAAATTTACTTCAATACGACTGGGAACCCGCGTCGTCCGGTACTACCACTAGTGTTTCTTAAAACATGCATCTAGTATCGCATGCTTCGGTGTCCCTGTCAACTGCTACTAACGTTAGTAACTGTAGGACACTTGCTAAATCTGCTGTAGGACTGTTCCTACTCAACCCATAACCGCTATTGTACAGGGGAAATTGATCTATGTCATGTTGTATTTTTGCAACATGTTGTTTGTTCACAACAGTGTTGTATTTTTACAACAGTTTCCCCAGAGAAACATTTGTTATCGTTTTGACAACTAGGGCGCTACTTAGGATAGCTTATCCCCCTTCACGGCTTCGCGCATGTTATCTACCAATTCAAGTAGGCTACATGCTTCCTCAGTACTGTAACCGTTTTCTGTCAGGTATTTAAGGGCTTCGATTACCCCCTTTTCCTGATAAATGACAACAGCAGCTACTACATGCAATGTGTCTTGTGTAGCGGACATTTGATAGTCCCTCCTAATAAGGCCGGGCAGACATCATAACTGCACCGTCTGATTTAAGTTTGTCATAGAGATACTTTGCCGTTTCCAACTGTCCAACAAACTGTATTAACTCCAGCTTATACGGCAGGATATCCCAGAAAAATTCTATGATGTAGTACTGCATATCTCACCATAAGGGCAGTGGACCGTCTAGCCCGTTGATCCAATGCCATAGATGGACAGCATACCCTTGGTTCTGGTAGATCAACCAATCAATGAACAAGAATAGCATAAGATCAAAACCCATTTGCTTGAAGCTCATAGTCCCTCCGGTTGGTAGTAATACCAAGGAAATACCCGTTATTAGCAGGTATTACCGCAGTATAGTACTAGCCTATGTGTGTCAGTATCTCCACCAATACACGAATAACAAACACAAGAAACGAGCCATCAGGAAAGATTACTACATCAACCAAGAGCAAGGACAACACTCCAATACATACAAACACTCCCCAATTGCTTTCACTCATCGTATGCCCATTCCCCATCTTTCTCATAAACAAGTCCTGCTTTCTTGGTATCGTAGACACCAAGCCGGATATCGGTAGGCCACAGCGCCACCATATCATCAACGTATGTCATACACCGTTCTTTCTTGGTGCTTTGAGTACGTGTGAATTCCATAGCATCACTACGCTTGCTTTGTATCACTACAATAAACATGATTCTACTCCAAGTAAATAAAATGCTCTGCACGATCAGCCGCATCCGCATATCCATCGGCTTCATACATGCACTTGCGTACATACGTATCATCCAGATAAAACCGGACGAACCATTCTTGCCAGTCCGCATGGTAATACACTACAGCTTTGCGAACTGTGCCGGATTCTGTGCGACGTTCAAATGTCTTGATTTTCCTCACGATTCCCCCTACAGGTAAAAACACAAACCAAGGGGCGCGAGTGTTGATAGTCCCGCCCTATGGTTTAGGCTTTATTTACAGGGTATCGAGCATTTCTTGATGTTCCTCAACCGTCCAGATACCCGCATTAACCAACTCATGTGCCATCTGATCCAATAAACGGCAGCATCCATGACTTGCCATCACAGGCTTAGTCCATTCCTCATGTTCATCAGCATCCGAACGAATGCCCACACGATACATCGCCATCCAATGTTGCTTGAATTGTTCTTTAGTCATGTTATTCCCCTTATTCCCAAAAAGTTACCAGATCATTAACCATGAAATGCATGTCAATGGCACTCCACTTGTGCAAACCATTCACCGATTCCGCAGAGAACGGCGACGTTTTGACATTGATGTTAGGGTTGCCAATCCAAGAGAATTTTGCGCCTACAGGCATCAAAGAGAATGCCACCGTTGCGCCCGGTTTAAATAGTTTCTGTATGCTTTCCAGCTTAACCATATACCCCCCATTAATAAGAAAACTAACCAAATCGGCCTATTGCTAAGCCTCAATGGTTAATACTCTCCCCATACTGGCATCCCGCCATGAGGGGTTCTAGGGGTTCCAAGTTGTTAAAGAGCACTCGCGCCTTTCGGCTGAGCCCCGCGTTGTGGGGGCCGCTTCGTCCTGTCATCCCGACAGTACCAAACTACTACAACATACAACCTACAACACCATCAATTATCCAGATATAGCCCCCACACGTCAACAAATATTCGATGGTTTTGCAACCATCTTTCCGAACATTCCACGGAAATACTTATCCACAAGGTCGCAAGTACCTTGCTCAGCCCTTACTAACGTTAGTAAAAGTGGTCAGGCCAAAAACCCCCGAATATACGTAAACTGGTCCAACCAAAGGCCATTTTTGCCAAAGTTATCCACAATCGACATTCTCATAGGCGCGTTTTGAGGGGGGTACAGTGAGTTATCCACAGGGACCTAGGCCACCCCATTACCCCACCCGCGTTCGTTCAATCTGAGCCGTTCTGACAAAGTGGCATGGTTCTTGCTTTACGTTCGCAAGCTCACTTCAACTAACGTTAGTAACCTATGAACCCGTGCCCTACCTGTTGCCCACTGTGCCCATGTAAGTGATTAAATCTTAAGCAATGCCTTTCTCAACTGAATAGCACTTTTTACTGCCTAAAAATTAAGCAGCTACTTTAGTAACCTAGACAACTTGTTCTAGTTGACCAGTCATTGATCGATACTTGAGCCATCAACCTTTAGTGTGCTAATCATTCGTATGTGAACTAGTTGTGCCCATTGACTAACGTTAGTGACGAGGCTTGCCGAGGAGCAGGGGGGGGGGGGAAAGTTGCCAGTGGTGGAAATTTGCGTAACACCCTAAACTACGATTTGTGCCATTTTTAAAAGGACATTAGGGGGAAATAGTTCGGAAGACTTGTCTGACTGAACTAGGAATGCCTCTAGGAAGCGT